TATGCTTTCTTGCGTTTACCATTTTATCTAACCTCTTTTTGATTTGTTTTAATAAATTCTCATAGATAATTCAATGAGCTTTAATTCTTACTCTCCATTATTGTTCTTTTAACTCCATATTCATATTTTGTAACATGTCTCTTGCTCGATGAGATAATTTCACCAAATCATAAAAATCTTTACCATCCAAATCTCTCACAGTAGTTCCTTCACGGAAATAATACTGAATTTCATTAAGTATACTCATAAAATCAGTTAAAACATTTTCAGCATTTATTTTACCAATATTTAAATCATTTAAAACTTTTAACAATTTATCCGCTGACTCCACATTAACTATGAATAGGAATTCACCATCGGGTTTAAAGACTTTCACATAATGATAATCATCTGTTGATTGTGCATAAAACATGACTTCCTCATTATTAGTCATGAGCTCAACTCCCTTTTCAATTCAACTATCTTCTGAATAGCTTCTTGCACATCAGAATTATCCTTATACTCATCCCGAACTGTTTCAATTGCATTTTCAAGATTATCCAAATCCTCCAGATACCCCCTGCCAATTAAAACATCACAAGTATACTCTTCAATATCCTCCAAACTCATATCATTCCAATCAAAATCCCTACAAGCAACAACTTCAATGTTACCCTCATCAGTTAAATGAAAACTTACTATCCCATTCTTAAATCTTCGTTCATACACTTCACCAGTATTGTACCAGTTCCTGTCCCCAAACATTTCAACACTTTCTTCAGATAATATGTCATCTAAATCTAAACCACCAAACGGGTTAAATGGTTCTATCTGAACATAAGCATAACTATAACTTGGCATTTCAAAATCAGTTTCACTGGTTTGGAAAACTCCTTTTACAGGATAACTCTCTTCACCACCACCATCACCTATACTGATTTCCCATGATTGTGGGAATGTTTTCAATACTTCAATAAAATCTTTAACAGTTAATTTATTCCTTATATTCATTCTGAATCACTCATCCACTATTCTAAGATATAATTCATTATCGTTGCTCATGTCAAACTCCAAGTCATGAGTTGTTACCCCTTTAACTGTGTCGTAGCAGCTTAGTCTTATTTTTAATCTGTTGTCAAATTCACGGGTTATTGTTCTGAGTTCTCCTAATCTCATTTTATCACCTTGAATTTGTCTTTGCTTGGAACAATAGCTAAACTGCTACGGTAATTAAAATAGTCACAATGGATTTGACCAACATCATCGACATGGTTAACAATTCCAATGGTTCCTGATGGAACTGGTGTTGGATCATCCATCTTGATTACTTCAATCTTTGTACCTTCAGGATATTTCTTACGAATTTCAGCTACTTCTTCTTTAGTTGGCCATAATTCACTATTCATTAGGAATCCTCTCCTTTCATTATTAAGTAAGGATTGGTATCATGGATTTTGTCCATGAACTCAACGACCAAATGTTCCTTACCAGTATCCTCTAATAATTCTAACAGGACATTAATTTTATTCATATATGTGTCTCCCATTAGTAAGCCCTCTTGTTTGGATTTTAACTTGAGATTTTTATCTAATAAATCTAATATGCTGTCTACATAATCATCCTCAATATCTTGTATGAGCTCTTCTTTCTTATTCAAGTGGTCTGCTAATTGTTCAGCGTCTTCCACAGTTTCAAAGTACCATTCAGGGAATTCATCTAATTTATCAGTCATGAGAACCCTAACGTCATTCCCGTCTTCCCATTTTACTTGGTATCTTTTGTTTTCATATTTTTCTGCTAAATGATTATATTCATAAGATTCACAAGTAGCAGGGTCATCATTGCAACTTATTCCTGCGGTGTTGTGGAAACAGTATCTGCATTTATCATCTTTCATAATAACGATACCTCCTTACATAATTTAAGGATATCATCTTCTTGTGTATCAATTTTAATCTTTATAGCATACTGTAATATCCTACTAAAGATAGGTACTACTTCTACCAAATCATCCTGTATAAATTTCATGTTCATATTTCATACCCCATAATTTCCATTGCCTTTTCTGCAATCATCTTGTCTATTTGTTTGTTGTGGGTGTTGATTTCAACAACAACCTTGTCAAGTACAAAATCGTAGATTTCAACACCTGGAGTGAATTTTGAATCAATAATTTTATGCCTCGGATTCCTCATCTTCAATCAACTCTTCATCTTCAAAAGCATCTTCATCATATTTTAAACGGTTGAGAATGCGAATTTTTTTATCAGGTTCAACTAATTCCATTCCTAATGGATATACTGCGTAATTTTCATATTCGCTTGTTTTGATTGATTCTCCTAATTTTTGTGTTATTTCATCAATGTTTTTGTAGATTTTACTTCCTCTTTCGTCAGGTATTCTTAATATTACTGCAAATAATACATCATAATTATTGCTCATTTTTTAAACTCCTCTAATTCTTTTTCTAACCATTCTTTAAATTCAATTGCATCTTCTTTATGAGTAAATCTGAATATCTTGCCATTATTGTCAGTAATATCCCAGTTACCATACCAGTCAGATTTAGTGAGTGTGAAACTATTGACTTCCTGGAATAATGTCTTTTGAAATCCACAGATTTTCTCAAAATAATCCTGCAACCGTTCTGCATGATATTGGTCATTACATACCCAACCGTGAATGTAGCAGACTTTATGTATTATCATTGTCAAAGGCATTCTCTTTAAAGTGTCAATGAGTACAGGAGTATCAAGGATATTACAGTATTTTATGACAAATCTTTGTTTCATTTCTTTGCCTCTTTGAATATGCTGCCTATTGGTGCAAAACATTCAACAAAAGCTGGTTCGGTATCCTCCCAGAATTCTCCCTAATTGGTACATTCATATTCCTTATGGTCATACCAGTCACAGTCATTATGCTGCTTGGTCGGGTGAATATGAAGATCATCTGGATTGAGTTTCATTCTATCACCTTTTTAGCTGATTCCATGTCTCCTTGATAAATGTGTAAACTGCTTGAATTGTAGTTTATACCCTCAAATTCAAGGTTAGGATACTCTTCTTTCAATGCTTCAACCAGTTTGATTCCAATGTAACTGATGAAAAGCATATTTGAAGGGAAAGCGCTGTAACAATCATTACTGCGGAAAAATATATGTAAAACAAGTTTATTGTTTCGGATTGTGGCCTGTACAACTTGCAAACATGGGATATGTTGTTCTGTTGCATCCAATCCGCAGTTATATAATGTTGCTACTGCACGGTTGCTTCCAGAATGTTCAAGTAACCGGTACTCCATGATTTCTAATTGGTTTGCATCTATTTCTTCATCAAATCTGTCAATAGTATGATAACAGCATAATCTCTGAGGGTATGTATAGACGAAATCTCCTCCATCAATCATGTATGGATCATCAAGACTTTCCACATATTCAGCAAGTGCAAGGTCTTTGATAGGGTACCCATCTATATTAAAAACCCCTTTACGAATCATACTAATAAACATTTTACTTGTAATATTTTGACCGCCAAATTGTTTTAATGGACTGTCAATAAAACAATGATTAATTAATGATTCCAATAGTACATCACCATCGTCCTTTTCGTGCTTTTCTCCATTTTCAATTATTTCTTTCAAGAATTTTTTCCATGCATCTTCAAGTTTCATTTTCTCATCTCTTTTTCAGTTAATGTTCGACCTGCACATAACCCTAAGAATAGGAATGAAAAACATGTAACCATAATCTGGAACACATTCCTCTCCAATCTCCAATCAATGAACAAAGAACAAATAAATAATATGGTCATAATCGCTAGGATTAACCATACTATTTTAAAGAAAGTATTCATCCTTTTACACGCTCCTTGTAGATATGATTATTCCGTGTATGTGGAATGCGAGTAATCCCTAACCTATGGCAGATATTGTCCACTTGGTCTTGTTTCCAACCGGTGCGGATTAACTCATCACGTACCCTTTGAGCATCCTGTAAAGTAGCATACCTACCATAATAATAAGTGATCCAATTAATTTTCTTTTTAATATAGAATCCACTTGGTTTTTCCTCAATGTGTTTTCGTTCGCTATCTGGGTTGATAGTTTCAGGATAATTGCTTTTGAATAAAGTTGTGAGGTTAGTACCATGCTTTATTAGACATTCTTCTAACCCCATGCCGTTTCTTAAGTCTTCAGTTATTTCTATTGGTATCATCTCTTTTAGTCCTCGAATGTCCAGTCTTCACATTTCCCTGTTAAACTCACATTTTCTTCAAGATTATTGTAGTAGCCCTCATATTTATCATCAGGAATAGGTTCACAAGAACTACATGACTCGCAACATGGGACATTAGTTCTTGCACCTTCTAAATATAAAGGGTATTTAGTCATGTTGATTTGACCATAACTGCAGTCTCGGTGTTTGTCACAGAATGTTTGTGCTAATGTTTCATCATCAACAAAAGCTACATGTTCCCAAGTTTCATCTAATCTTCTGCTGATTTCAAAAACTGGTGCTTTTTTAACTGTTTTTAGGTGTCTGTTCTCTGCTCTTAGTCTTCTGATTGTTTTAACATAGTTGTTCAGTTTATGTGATAAAGTGTTGGCCACGTCCTTTGATGGGCAGTAATATGATCTGTCATGAATACTGTCCACTATGATGTAGTGGTGGTTATTCTCCAGTTCTGCCCAATATTCTCCGCTCATTTTAATTCCTCTCCATATTTTGCTAGTGTTTTTTCTACTTCTTTTTGTGTTGTTAAACCAAAGTGTTTATTGTATTTTCCTTGTGTGTTGATGAAATGGTTTAATTCATTAAATCTGATGTCATATAACTCTTTAGGTAACCCATAATAGGCGTCTCCCATTAATTGGGTTAATGTTTCTAGGGATTCCCTGAGTTTAGTGCTTGGGATATTGATATCATCATTATCACCAGATGCATCTCTGAATATTTCCAGTTTATCTGGTAATGTCATTCCTGCAAATCCATGAACATGCAATAAATCAGCTGCCATTGAATCCGCATCATTCCAATTGAATTTACCTGCTTTAACATATTTTTCATAATTACTGGAATAACATAAATGTGAAATAAATTGGAATGGTTTCAGAATCAGATCACTACAATGATTACCCATACATTTGACAATCTTGTCATGTTTTAAACATTTCATATCACATTTATTCTTGTCTATAATTTCAGAATAAACACAATCATTACAACGATAAGTCATTCAACTCACTTCCTGCACATCCCTTTAAATTAAGCAAAATTGGATAAACCTTTTTACCCATATCAGTTAATTTATATAATCTACCTTTACGTGCTTCCTCATTAATACAAACAACAAGTTCTTTTTCTTTTAATTCACCTAAAACTTTACTAACATGATTTGGCCTAAATCCAGCATTCGCTGCAATGAATTTAGGAGTCATTGCGCCATTGTTAAATAATACAGTCATTGTTCTCTCACGATAACTTGAGATTAAAACATATGCTGCTAAACTCATTAACTCATCACTTGAATTATAATTCTGATTCAAAAATTCTGTTTTATTCATGCTTCCATCTCCACTATTAAATCATAATCCCAATTACAGGCTAAACAGATATCTCTTTCATGTTGTGCATCTTTGAGTTTATCAAATGAACCGAAGTATTGTTGTTTACCATCAATCTCTTTAATAACAAGGAATTTCCCTCCTTGTCTGCGGATATATTCTGTTGCTCTGAAACTTGGATTTGCATTCCAATTTTTACCCATGTAGTATGCTCTCCACATTCGTGCTTCTTCAAGTGTGATGAAACTACCCCAATATTGGAGTATTCCACCGATTCTTTTTCTTATTTCAAATCTCCTGTTCTTTTTGTTTTGATAAATGTATGATGGGAGTTTTGTGAAAACTCCATCATAGTAAATGTATTTCACCATTCCCATAACCCCACAGTTATTGTAATTATCGGTATTTCCACATCGTCTTCATGGAGAATAGGTTTACAATACTTACGTGTTGGACGTGGGTATTGAAACCTTGCAACATTTATATAAAAATTTGGATTAAATTTATAATTCTCTGACTTTCTGATCTTCTTTAAAATGAAATTTCCAATAGTCTTTAACATTGCCTTCACCAGGAATTACAGTTGCAGAATAAAACATTCGTACACATTTTAATCCAAATTCTTTTTCAAATTCATCAATATGGCTTTTGAAATCTTTTGAAGAAGTGATACGGACATTATCCATTGTTAAAGTAGGTTCTACATGTACTGGTTGTAACAATGGTAATTGTTGTTTTTCCATCCATTCATCAATAGCCATTTTGACAGCTAATTCTTTGCTAATTAAATCTGCTTTTGCATCTAAATAATCGGAATATAAACTCATAAATAATCCTCCAAATTTGTTTGGTTAATATCTGGTTCTGTTTTCATGTCTTTTAAGTACAATATCACACGAATCATGATATGAAATAAAAATTTACGGTCTTCTTCAGATAACCAAAAGTTTTTTCTGGATGTGACATCACAACTAGTTTCCATATAAAGGACCTGATCTTGATACCCTTTTTCATGATTCATACATCTGATTTCCAAATGATTGGTGTAGTTTCTCCAGTTATTCCAACTGATATTTAATTCACTGTCTTTATCTAATTGGAATGTGTGTTCATGTTCACCACAATCCGCACAACCACAACAATCATTCCAACAACTTGCCCAATTTAAAACTTTCCCATTTCTTAATTCATCAGTATTTGCACCTTCAATTAAGTTAGGGAATATGTTATCAATGTCAATAAGATTCATACTAATTCATCTCATCTAAAATCATGCATGAAACAACTGCAGTTATCTTCAATCAATTCATCAAACAATGTGCAAAGGGATTTCCATTTGTGCTTACAATTCATACAGCATTTAGATTTTTCTTTAACTTTCACACTTTCACGACTCCAAGCATAAAATTTATTTTCTTAATTTTAACTGCATAACATATTTTTCAAGACTAATACGATTATCTAATAGTTCAATGCCTTTTCTAATAAGACTTGAATTATTTTTAGCCAATTCCATAGTATCATATTCAGTCTTTAATTGTTCAACAATAAATGCTTCTTTCATTTTACTGGTTGGTCTTGATTCACCAGTTGCTTCTTTAACTTTATCAGTTAAATCCGCTGAAAGTAACTGCTCATTAAATTTATGTTCATAATCTAATTTTGCACTAACTTCAGAATTAACAGCATCTTTCAATTCTTGAATCTTTACTGCTTTCTGTTCAAGTAGATCATCAAACAACTCAGTACAATCAACACCAAAATGTGTTCTTAACCTTTTTTCTCCAGACATTCAATTTCCTCCACAGGAATTATTTTTTTACCAAAAAATATTCCATTATCCAATTCAAACCACAAGCTTTCAGGTTCGGCTAAAATAGGTTTAATATGATTTGGCCTTTCATTCATTTCATATTTAACTTGAACATATTGTCCTTCAATTTGATTAAATCCTTTTATTCCTAATAAATCCAATAAGTCAGGGATTTTTGCAGGATTCATATCAACTGAACAAATACTTTTATTTGCTAATTCTAATTCCATTCTTACAATGAAATTAGGCATATCTGCAGCAATTTTAAAAAATCCTAATAAGCAACTTTGTATTTTTGCATTCATCACTGTCATTGTTTTATTCCTCACTTGTTTTCATTAATTCATCTTTAACTCTAACAATAAGCACATTTTCAAAGAAATTTTTTTTATGTTGCTTTACAGTTTCAATTAAATCATCAATAGGTGTAACTTCAAAAATATCCGGAGGATACATGTAAATGTCAAGACTTAAATCTTGTAATGCTTTTACAATGTTTTCTTCACCTTCTTTTTCATATTTTTGAATAGTTTTAAGAATTGATAATTTAATATCAAACTCACTTATACTTTCAGCAACTTTCAAATGATATTCTAAATCCTCTGTTTTTTCTTCATAAGATTTTACTACTTTCAACAAATCTTCTTTAGTCAAATCCTCTTCAGGAATTAACTTATATTCCATCATTTTATATCACTCCCATAACATGTCTACTCCATTAACCCATCAATTTTTATGAAAATACTTCTGATAATATGTCTTCAACATCCAACTCATCATGATCTATATCTTCTTTCATTTCTGAAAGAATACGAATCCACTTATGTGTTTTCATTCCTTTCCTAATGTTATGATTAGTATATTTTTTATGAAGAATTGCATGAGCTTGCTCTAAAGAATATCCTTCCCATATTAAATCATCTAATTCTTCCTTAACAGAATGCAATTCCATATAATGGAATGAACCTATTTTGCCACATCCAATATCAACTTGAAATGAAAATTTACCAGTTTTATATATCTTAAATGAAACTCTATTCAATTCAAATAGAATATCTCTAGGAATTTGTTGTTCCATATCCTTTTTAATTGAAGAAACCTCATCAAGTTCTAATTTATTTTCAAAACAAGATTGGAATTCATTAAACTTTTCTGTAATGTAATTACGATTATACGCCATTCTAAAATCCTCCTTTATTTATATCTTTTAAGTACATCCATGGACTCATACATGGTTTCCTGCATACCTCCTCTACAATTAGCACCATATCCATTGAAACCATATCCATTTATTTTAAACATTCTTTCGACATGTTCTTTTCTTTCAGTATTACTACCATTTTCTAAAACAAAATGCTCAATTCTATGGCAATTAGCACATAAAGTAATCTGATTAATAGGACTATCAATAAACTCTTTATCAAAGAATGGAGAAACTCTTGGTATAATATGATGAACATTCAAAGTCCTAATATCAGATTCACCACATAATTGACAGCAATTATTATCTCTTTCTTTGATTTTTTTAGAAGCAGTTGATTTAGTAATCTCCTTATTTTTTAATAATTTTTTTAACTGGGGAATTGTAATTTCAATATAAGGAGTAACCCAACTTTGAATATAATTTTTTCCAACTCTCCAAGGAGCCCTTAAAAGCAACCCTTTTTTTAAATCATAAATTGAATAAACCAAATCCATTTCACCTAAATAAATTAAATTATTAGATGAATATGGTTCAAAATGATGATTATTTGCTATATCCTTATAATCATCAATAACTAAAAATTCTTTTTCAGATAAATCCTTTTTAACATAAGACATGTCTCTTATAATATTTCTGGACCTATCCAACCCAATCATTTTAGAATCCTCCTTTTTTTGTTTTTAACTCATGTAAATCCCTATAAGATTTACTAATACTCTTCTTAATCACCGCTCTTCTAACCCTATTTTCCTTAGGATTAAAACCAACATAAAACTCTGAATAATCCTTATCCGGAAACTCCTTCTTTAGCTCCATTGCATCATCATAAATCCTTTCCAACTTATTCACATAATCACGCTCCCACCTGATTTTACCCTTCAAATATTGGAAATCTTCATTTAACACACAATGATCCGGATGTGTGCAGAGGTCATGACCACTTCCAGGACAATAATAACAAGTGGATTCATCAACAAATTTATTGTGAACCCTATCCCGTTTATGTTGGGAAATTTCCTTGTTAATTTTTTTGTAGTCAATCATATGCTGCATACCATCCTAAAAAAAATTTCATTGCCAGTTCATTGCCAAAAAAATTTGGCAATAAGAATCTCTCTTTAAATTGTTTAGTTTTGCAAAATAAGCCCAATGAAACCTTGTTTAAAAATTGGTAATTTTTCATTGCCAAAATGAATTTTTCATTGCCTAATTAAAACCAAGACTTCACAAGACATTACAAGCCAAACCAAACATTCACAAAGCTTATTCAAATTTTGATTGCCACATTGCCAAAAACATGTACATGAAATAAAAGAAGTTAATTCAAATTCATTAGCTTCCAAAATTCAATGACATTTTGGCAATGAAAAAAATATCAAAAATTGAATAAACTCATATCACTCCCCTTTCACAAAATAAACCATTTTCCATGCTTTTCTTTATTGCCATTTTTAATTGGCAATGAAAAACAGGTTTTGGCAATTTGGCAATGAAACAAAAAAACCATGAAAACAATACTAAAATTCATCAGAAACACCTCGTTTATTGCCACTACCAAAACTACTCCTTATCATAATCCAACCAAAATGGTTTAAGAACATCATCACTCTGATTCAAAATGCTGCATTCCTCATCAATAATAACATCATTTAAAACAATATAATCCACAATATCAGATGGATATTCATACTCTAAACGACGCTTACCAGAATCAGATAAAACCAGCATCTCATTCTGAGGAACCTCATCAACATGTTCTACCAAAGCATACATGTTACTTTTACCATGTTTACCGACAACTTTCAAAAAACCTTCCTGATTTAACTCAGTGAAATAACGATATAATGATCTCTTAGCAATATTGACATTACCCTCTTCAATATAATCATTAATAGTAAATCCAAAATCTTCACCAGAATCAAACTTATAACTTGAATCTGCTTGATAAATCCATTCATGACTATTTTCAACAATATCATCAAGTAATTCAGCTGCTTTCTTAGATAAATTCCTTGTAATACTAGCCATATACGGCCGGAGTAATGTAACAAAGTACTGTAAATCTTCAGGACTAGTGAAAATAACTTTTTCACCATTAATCTCATGAATTTCACGATTAGCACTATTAAAAGCAGTAATAACTTTCAGTATCCCATTATATTTATCATAATCCCTTTTATAATATTCAGATGCACCAATCAAATTCAATATAGCATCAGAATAAGGATTAACAATATTAATATCACTAAATTTGTATCTTAAACCAAGAACCATTTTTTGAATATCTGTTTTAAAACTAAGCATAGATTGATATATTTGTTCTGTTTTGCCTCCTTTTAACTCCAAATAAGATTTACGAGCATTAAACACTGCTCTATTATCAGTTCTAGGTGTGAAAATAAAACTACGAGATAACTCCTGACTATCAAAGTTATAATTTGGAACAGTAGTGTAAGTTAAACAAGGAAAACCTTTCAAGATTAGATCAACAACTTGGAATTCCCCATCCACTTTTATTGTAATGGGCCTTGCCAAGTAACCGTCAGTCTGTAACTCTTTCAGAAGATTTTTTGTATCTTCAACCTCATCTTGGTCACTATTACCTCCAAGGTCCCCATACACTACAATTTTACCATCATAATATCTTTGATTTTCTTCAGCACGACGGAACATAGAAGCCATAGTAGGTTTCTTCTCATATCTAATGAAATCTTCAGGAATCATAGATAAAGCTACATTCTCAATATGAGTTTTCCCACTACTACCATCACCTAAACCAATAACACTAATTGGATTTTTTAGGATAACTTGACTACAATAACATAAGAAAGTAATCATGATGTTAGTTCTTTCACCAGCAGTATACCAGTCAACTAATGATGCTGTATAAATCAAAGGTCTGTATTGCTTATTGAAGATTTCTAAACCTTCCTCATAAGCTTGTTTGTTCTGAGCTAACTCTTCTTGTTCATTCTGTTTTTGAGTTTCAATTTCAACTTCAACATATTCATCAACAAAACTGTTCATTGCAACTTTCAGATCATCAAACAATTTGGTGACACCCAATTTGTTTAATGTTCCAGCAGGGTTTAAGTGTTTCTTGATTTCAACTCCAACAGTTGACCTTTCAGTTATGCTTAATGGTGTTTCACCTTTTAATTCATTGATTAACTTCTTATCCTCATTAAAAAAGTCATATATACATCCTTTCTTAAAAGGAACTGGTTTAACTGTAAAACCATCAGCTAATTTAATCCCATAGTCAAGACTCCATAATGATTCAACTTCAGGTGCAGCTCCTAATCCCATAGTTTTTCACCCCCTGGTCCAGTTGATAAAAAATGTTAATCACCAACATTTATTGAATGCTGGTGATTTTGAAAGTAGGATAATCACTATCCATAACTTCAACTTGCTCAATGCTAACTCTTTTACCTTCAATGAATTCTGCAACATTTTTCAAGTTAATTTTCTTAATAATGTTAATTTCATCACCGGTTTTAGGGTCAATGAGACTTTTAGGGTCAACAACCATCATAATACCAGTTACGAAATTCCAGCAGTTACGGTGGAAGTCAAATCTTTCATTTGGTTTTTGAATACGTGTACAAATACCATTGTCTGAAAATTTAGGACAGTTTAAGTAAATGTCTAAGAATTCTCCAACTTCAACTTCATCATCAACCATTTTAGGTTCAGCATGTTCATCAATTAAACGTACTCTGATTTGACTGTAGTTTTTAACTACTTCTTTACCAGTGTTGTCTACTTTTTTGACTACTGGGAAAAATTCAACATCGGCTTCACCGCTGAATGATTGTCCTTCTACCATGTCAGATAAGTAGTAACGTTTGTAGTCTTCTAAGTTATTTTCTTCTGTTCCAGTTTCCATTCCAAATAATTTATTTAAATCAGTTTTTGCCATAAATTTCACCATTATTATTTTAATTAAAAAAAATTTAATAGGAGGATTTAATGTCCTCCAGTCATGCTTTCAGGCATTTCTTCATAAGGTGTTGAAGAGTAGCCAGCTAATTCCATGATCCATGCAAGTGATAGTCTGAAGGCCTTTCCAGTTGCCCTTGTGATTGCCATACTATATACTGCATGCTCTTCTTTTTGCCTACCACTACTGGTTGCGATTGCTTGACCTTCACCAACTTTTACACCACGACCATCGATTAACTCAACTTTGGCAAGGTAACCAAAACGGGCTTTAGTTGGGAATGGTTCCACACTTACAATTTCAACACGTATACCAATCATTGTTCCAAGAGTGGACCAACCACTAACAGTAACATAATCATTTTCACCAATACGCTGAATCAAATGTTGAGATTCAAGTACTGATTTTAATGCATCGGCTACACGAGTAGCAATAACCACACGGTTAGCTACACTAATCATTGGATTTAATACATCAGCATCAATCAATTGACTAGGCTGATTATTAACTTGCACTAATTCTCCATTCTCATCAAGATTATTCTTTACATGTTCTTCAATGCTATCATCAATGACAGCTTCAAAGATTTCCTCATCAGAAGGATCATGTTCGGTGATTACTTCAACTTTTGCCCCACCAGTCTCACTAAAATCAATTGTATCTTTATGCAATTGTTTTTCCTCTTTAACTTCTTCGACAATGATTTCATTGTCAGATTTTTCATCTACAGTAAAATCACCCACATCTTCAAGGGTGTTTTGTATAGTTGTTGGTTCTTCTCCCATACCCATGATTTATTCCTCCATTAAAATTTCTTCTTCACGAATCAAAGGAGTTTCAGACTCCAAGATTTGATAACAATAAAATTCAAGTACAATTCCTTGCGGTAACTCTTCCACATCATTAGGTAATCTTTTACCTTTGAGATGAGCTACCAGCAATACATCATTTGGTCTTAAACTAATATGTTCAGGATTATATTCTACTCCAAGAATCTTTGCAAGATTCTCTTGATTGATGCAGGAATGAGCGTCATAACATAAGAATTTAAATTCTTCTTCAGTTATTTTATGACAGCGCATATCCCATTCATTAATTGATACCATATTTGGGGACCATGAAGTTCCTATAAATTTCATAAAAATTCACCATCCTATAACTTGATCCATAACAAGTTTCTCTTCACCTTTGAGATTAGCAGTTTTTGCTGCTAATCTTTCATCAAAGGTTAAACCATCTAATGGTTTTCCGTTTTCGTCAAGTTCTTGGTTACTGTCCCAACAACTGACGATTAGTTCGGTCATGTTATCACATGCCTTTTTAAATTCACTCATATTAATCACTCAAAATTTATAAAATTATTAAAATTATACTATCTTGTCCATATGATTATAGACAAGACCAGAGTCCACCGCAGATGGACCAATAGATAATACTGCAACTACTACTAAAACAATAAACATTGCTAAAAGAAATACTGCTATGCAGAAACCATAATATCTTTTTACAAAACAGTCTATTGTTCTAATATGATCTTCTCTTGTTGGTTTCTTTCTGAGGTCATGAACTGGTTGTACAGTTCTTGCACCTACAAGTAACACAATTAGCATTTGAATTAATTGGAATATTGGGTTCATACTTCCACCTCTTTACTATAATCCATCATTATAAGATGGCCTGATACAGATTTGCATAATGCAAAGTCTCCATTATCTGCATTGTTACAGAAGTTATTCTGCTTTTTTGCAGCTTCAATTCCTCTGTCTGTTTTCACAAAAACATGTGATTCTTCTGTTCTGACAATTGGTAACCATTTCATAAAACTACCACCCTACCTGAGGATTACTTCTAATGAGTTCTAGGTTTTCTTCAAAATCAGTCATGTTATCCAGTAGCCCAGGACATATTAGTACTGCTTCAGTTAAACTTATGGTTGACAGGGAATGTGATTGTAAAAACGCGATTTGGTTTTTATCGGACATTCCTTGTAGGAATTTGTAGACTTTAACTTTGGCTTCGTGTCTTGGGAGTTCACCATCACGGATTGCTTCTAATTTACTGACTTCCCAGTGGAGTTTGCTGATTTTTTCTTCGGTTTTGAAGAATTCATCTTTGATGTCAGCTATTCGTGGGTCATCGAAGTTGACTTGATCTATTATCCATAATGGATATGATGAGATGGTGTCTCTTACTCGGTATCCTATTTCAGCTGCTAGATGGTCTCTCTTGTGTTTTAATGCGCGGAGTGTTGCTTTTTTTTCTTCTAGCTCTGAGGTTTTTGGAGTGCTACCGGTTTCCATTTCAAAAAGAGTATTGATGGAGGACATATTTTATTCCTCCTCTCCAATATGCATGTTGACGTTGAGTCTTACGATGATGTCATCGCAGATGCAATGGTCGACTAACTCTTTGTCTATGCAGTTACGACAAGCAATGCAGTTCATGTTATTCATCCTCCATGTAACTGCCCATTGCATTTACGGTTTCTGCTTCATATTCTTCACTTGCAGATTCTGCTGCTAAGAATTCACGTAATTCCTTGTCGATTGGTTCCATGGTGTAACCAATGAAATGTATATTATCGTCAAAGAGTTTTGTGACTTTCATGCCTGCGAGTTCAGCCAACATTGCCATGAATGTTTCATTATCGGCTTCATAATTGTCAGGTTTCACAGGTACGCACAGTCTGCTGAATCCTGCATATGAATCTTCAATGTCGATTGGTGCATTGCTTACTTTTCTTGCAGCTTTGATTGCATCTGGTATTTCGTATGCTGCACCGATGGTTTGATCGTGTTGGTCAACTACATGAAACTTGCTGTCGTTTTTGAATTTTAAAAATAGTTTGGTTGGTGCTGCCATTATGCATCACCACCTTTTCCAAAAGTAGCTTTTGTTTCGTCATATTTGATTGCTTTGTCGAAGATTTCAAGTAATCTTTCTTCGTTACCTATACAAAAGTCGTCTATGAATAATTTCTGATCTCTTATTTCTAACATCGCTTTCACGACTCCATTTTTTTTGTGAAGTACTGTTTTTCATGTCCGCCAAAACATGAAGTTTTGTACTTCTTGATTAAACATTGGTTTTTGCTATATATAAAGTTTACTATATTATCTTAAAATCTTAAAATATTATTATAATCAATATAATTAACTTTAAATAATGTTACTAACAAATATAACACATAGATATTACTAAAAATAAGAAAGGAGGAATCTTATGACCACAGTAAGAATGGTATTTGATATAGATGAAGATTTACGAACTGAAATCAACATCATTGCAAAGAGACAGAAAACAACTGTCAAAGCTATCATGAACCAACTTGTTGAAGATTATGTTCGTGAAAATAAGGAGTAAAAAATTACAATTATTATATTTTTTTACAAAATTAAAACAGGTTTAAATTAGCGATAGCATTCGCTAATATTATTTAAACCTCGCATTTCATCTGCGACTATTTTAAATTTATCTAAATTTGATTTAACAAATAAAGATAAACTTAAATAGTATTTTAACCATATATAATAAATGGTTACAAAGATACTTTCACGACTCCAAGTGACTATTTTTAGTAACCAGCAATAGAAGTAAGTGATGATGTGCCAACATCAAATGAACTTACTTTATATTGCAAATGCTACAATTATAATATCTATTTTTTCAAATATTTATAATCTTGTTTTACAATATATTTTTCATGGATTCTATTGTAAAATTTCACCACTGGTGAATGGTGATCTATTTCCTGAGAGATGATTTCATTAGTGGTTAATAATAAATTAGTCAAATGAATATATAAACATTTCTATTTAATTAAATTAAACAATATTCAATAAATTTTAGTATAAAATAGTTAATTGTCTACCGAAAATCGAAAAAACACATGGCTTATGGATACAAAAAATCCACAAAAAAATAGTGAAATGTATAAAAAAAAAATTACAAAAAATAATGCAAAAAAATAAAGAAAAAATGAAAATGAAAAACTAATCATTCCATCTCCAAATACTCATTTACAACACTTAAAATACGTTCCTTATAATTATAAAGCTCAGAAACATTTTCAATATCTACTTTCTCACCTTTCTTACCACCATTTGAAGTTAAAGTGATTTCATCATAAAATTCAACACGAAGATGATCTTCATTATTGAAATAGAATCTCACTATTGGGAAACGCTGATTATTATCATACAAAATATTGCAATAATGTTTCCTGTCACGAATTGCTACTTTGTCAGGGTCCAATATTTCAGAAGCAATGGACCTAACAATAAAGTAACCTTCCTTCTCAATATCAGTAGTAATAATACCATCTTCAGAAATTATTTCCTCTTCAGCTTCAATATTATTATTGTCTTCCTGCTCTTCTTCATTACTTGCTACTGCATTGGCTAATGTTTTGTTAACTCTTTCATTAATGATTTCATTAATTGCAATGCTAATAATATTTCCGAACTTTTCTTTTATTCCAGGAGTTAGTTTTCCATCATAAACTTGACGTCCAATTGCTTTGACAAACTCATCGGTGGGTTGTTCAAATTCAGATATTAATGTTTTTTTGATGAGGTTACGATATTTGAGATTGTCTGCTCTGGAAACAACTTCATCAATGTCAAAATTAACTTTCTTGAATTTTTCAAGTTCTTTCATATCTTTTTTAGTTAAGTTTAACAGATCAATGTCGAGGAATGGTTTTTCATCCATTCTGTTGTTGTCTTCTCCGGTTGTGAAGAATTTGTATTCTACCCCATTTGTGAGAATTCCTATTTGGATGTCTGTTATGCTGAAGTATCTGTACAATTGTGAGATGTTGTCTGTGGTTAATTCATTGGATGCGGATTTGCATTCTATGAATATTGTTGGTTCTCCGTCTTGGATGATTGCAAAGTCTACTTTTTCTCCTTGTTTTGTTCCTACGTCTGCGGTGTATTCTGCTTTTACTTCTGCGGGATTTGTTGTATCATAACCCATTAATCGTAAAAATGGAGTTATTAATGCGATTTTACTTGTTTCTTCACTGTCTATGTGTTCCAGTTTGTTGGGAATTGTTTTTGAGAATTCTTTTATTTCATCTTCAAAAGTCATAGTTTCACTCCATGAATTTTTTTTATTGTATCAGTATTTATTATGTTTATTGTTTGTGGGTATAAATAGTTAATAGAATTTTCTATTGGATGTGATGCTGTATTGTTGTTGAATAGAATAATATTATTTATTATAAAAAAAGTATTACTGTATTTTTGAAAAAAAATAATAGAAGAAAAAAATAACACTATTTCTTCTTAACAACAATTTTAGATGACTTCTTAATAAAATACTTACTATTAGCACTACTAATCTTAACTTTATGAGTACCAACTTTCAAGGATTTTGTACTTAACTTCACAACACCTTTTTTGTTAGTAGTTACCTTATATGTCTTAACCTTTTTACCAGTCCAAACCTTAACTTTCAATTTCAAACCTTTCACTAATTTCTTACCATTTTTCACAGTAATCTTGAAAAACTTCTTTGCCTTGAATTTTACCTTAACCACAGGTGCCTTCACAGCAGGTTTGATAATCTTTGAGGTCCCACTACTTGAAGTTGATGGATTTTTTGATTGTATAGTAATCTGAGTATACTTACTAGTTGTACTATCACCAAACACATCAATTTCAACACCATGCACACCAACAGGAATAATAGGACTATTAATCTTAACTGTACCAACACCATTACTGTCAGTTGTACCATAATATGAACCAATGAAATCTTCACCAGATTGATAACCAATAATCACTTGAAAATCAACCCCACTAATAGGTTGATTATTATTATGAACCTTAAAAGTATACTCATATTCCTGAGTAGTATACTCTTTAGTAACTGGATCAACAACAATAGTATTCTCACCAGTACCAATTACCTCAGATTCACTTTCACTTATTACATTATCCTCCGCTACAGATAATACATTATCATCAACATCTTGACTAGCCACAACATCATCTGTAATATTTTCGTTTGCAGTAACTTGACAAATGCCCAATGTTAAAATAAACAACGATAAAATTAACAATAATATCTTCTTATCATGTTTCATTTTTAATCACCACTAATATACTATTTTGGTGAAGATATTATATTAAATTTATTCTATAAAAACATTAAAAAAAAGGGGTAGTTTAACCCGGAAAATAGGGTATTTTTTAAATAATTTTTTTCTTTTTATTTAAATTAAAAGGATTTAATTATTTCTTCCCTCAATTATCATGTGATTTTCTAAAAATTGTGGATACAATATTATATTAATTCATATTTTTATAAAGAGTGAAACTTTATGCTTTTTTAGATAAAACACAAAATAATCCATCTCTGAGTATAAAGAAGAGCTGTTGTAAGGAAAAAATATTATTTTTAATAAAATAAAAAAAATAAAATATTTTTATTTAACATCTTCTTTTCCGGGTTAAACATTAATTTTATAATTCATTTTATTGTATTGTAACAAACAAAATTTATTTTTCACTAATCTTTTCAAGAATACTATTACGAGTAATTGGTTTGTCATCTATCTCATCCAATCTTTTTTCAATGACATTCATACGAGATTCCATTTCCACAACTTCAGCGTCTTTTTCTTCGATTTGTTTTTCGAGCATGTTAATCTTTGCTTCCATCTCTCTGCGGACATCTGAAGTGTAAACTTTTACATCAGTATTTTCCAAACTTAAGTCAGGAATGGCAGCCATATATGCTTCTTTAATTTCCTTAACATCCAATCGAATGTAACTATCATCTGTTCTTAATGGGGATGTATGACCCTCAAGGATAGCACATATCCGAATGTTCCCACAATTCCGAGCGATTTGAGTGCTGAAGAATTTTCGGAGAGAATGAGCGTGAAATTTCGGTATTTTTTCAACTTCATTGTCAAAGTCCTCTTCCGCCAATTCACCATTGTTGATTTTCTCCTTGATGATGTTGATTCGATGTTCCCTCAACTTTTTGTTTTTCTTGTTGAAGAGATCGGATATGGTGTGTGTTGTTATCTGTCCTTTGAAATTTTTCCTCTGATTTCCAAACAATGCATCTTCTTTCGATAGTTCAAGTCCATATTGGGGCAGGTATTCGTTTTTGATTCTCCTTAAATTTTGCAAAATCAAGTTCGATGCCTCTCCATCTATAAATGTAATGCATTCTAAATCATATCTTTGGGTCTTGCTTGGATTAAATTGCAATGTGCATATCATATCTGATGAGGCATTGTCAATGAATTCATTTACTGACACGAAATTATGATAATCTGATGTGCCTTTGATGAAGTCCCCAATGCTAAGGTCAAGAGCATCTTTGATTCTCAAACCGGATGCTCTCAAAGTGCTGATGAGGGATTGATGGGTCAATGTTGAATCTTGCATCACGAACCGAATGTCCTCTTTGGTGAGTGGATGCCATTGTTGTTTGTCTGCAGGTAACCTTTTCCAGTTAGGCAGCTCCACATGGTAATGTTGCAGGAAGATTGAAATCAAATCTAAGTTGTTGTTGATTGTGTTGTTACTGTTGCCTTTCTCCTTGCAATATTGAATGTGATTGTCGATGAATTGGCTAATGTATGAATCTGGTTTGTTGACATCAAATTCAATGACTTCTTTTTCAATGATTTCCTCATTCTCATTATTGGTGGTTTTGATGATTTTTTCAATGACACGATTTTGTTCGGATTTGCAACGCTCAACTATCTCCGACAATTCAAGATCATTAGCAACTGAAAATTTCATCAATGCATATTTGTAATTTTCGTAACTTGCATCCGAGAGTGCAGGTCGGCTTCGGATGAAGTTGGTGAATAGTTTGTCTTCTGTTATGTGATAGTTTTTCATAGTAGAACCTCTCAATATATTATATATTGGAGCATTTATTTTAATTTTTTCATAATGTTCGGTTAAAATAAGACATTTGGTGTGTTAATGTTTTTGTTCAACCGTACATTAGAAAAGAAAATAATACAATATAAAATGATTAGAATAACCAGCTCATAAACACTAAAAATAAATGTTCGCAACTATCAAAACGAACAAATTATTTCAATAAAACCTTCTTATTTTCAACATCAATTTCAACAGTACCTGGTGAAATTTCAACATTCAAATTCTTAACCAGGACATCAAAATCATCAGGCACATTTTCAAGTAAGCATTTCAAGGTTTCCACATTCATAAATAATAATATGAATAAACTATTATAAAAAAAGAGTATATAAAAAGTCACAGTCATCATTCACCCTACAAAGGAAAACATCCGAAAAAGACATTATTGTTAACCATCACCAAATTACAAAAAAAGAATAATGTCCAAAAAAAGATAGTATCCTTTATTAAAATAACTGTGACTTCAATTAATATATTGATAACTACTAGTATAATACTCTTATGAGAGAGCATTTGGAAAGTAATATGTATGTATAATAGCAGACTATTCCAAAAATTCTGTAAAGACAGAAATGTCAAAAAAAGTACAAAGAAAGGTTATGAATCCGCATTAAAAAATTATACAAAGTTTCATAACTTAACGATTGAAGAACTAATAAAAGAAGCCCAAAAAGAAGAACAAGAAAAAATAATATTAAAAGACAGACAAATCAAAACGAGATTATTGAAATACAGAACATACTTATTCAACAGCAACAAATCCCCAAACACCATCAAAACATATTTCACCAAAATCAAAACATTCTACCAACACCACGAAATCGAAATACCAAAAATACCAGACGCCAAATATGATAAATTATATGAAACTAACTATATGGACTTACCTACCAAAGACCATATCAGAAAAGTATTGGAAATTGTAACCGTAGACCTACGCAGCATAATTCTTTTCATGAGCTCAAGTGGAACAGCCAAAGCCGAAACTTTAAGCCTTACCATAGAATCATTCATCCTTGCTACTCAAGAATACCACAATGGAGGAAGCATTAAAGAAATACTAGACACATTAAGCAAAAAAGACAATATAATACCAACATTTTATTTGAAACGGATAAAAACAGACAAATATTATTACACTTTCTGTTCACCTGAAGCAGCATCTGAAATAGTGAAATATTTACAAGTGAGAGATGATCTAAAATTATCTGATAAATTATTTGACTTCACACCATCAACATTATTGACCAGGTTCCAGGAAATTAATGACCAGATGAACTGGGGATTCAAAGGTAACTACAGATTCTTCAGAAGTCATACACTACGGAAATTTCATGCAAGTAATATAGGATTACCTGCTGAATACATTGACAGTCTGCAAGGCCGTAGTAAAAATGAAATACACGAAACATATATTAAAACCAATCCTGAAAAGTTAAAGGAAATCTATAGAACAGCAATGCATAATGTAATGATATACAATAATGAAAAGAATGAAATTATTAATCAAGAATTTACAATAGTAATCAATGTATTTTTGAGCGGTAAGGAGTATAATATTTTTTAAAAAAAAATATGGCCAACCCATGACAAAATGTCACAAGTTGGCCAGGGCCTTATTAAAATACTCTTTTATTTTTTTACTCAAACTATGAAGATAAAAAAATACATGGATAACAAATATTTAAATTAACGTAGGAAAATTGATTTATTCTAATTTTTTTAGTTTTACATCCAATATTTTCACATTCTCTGCTACTTCAACTAGATGTTCTTTAACTTCAAAAGTAAATCATTGTAAAAAACAAAAGAGTTATTTTATAAGAATTATTGTACGTATTCTTCATAAACAAAATTGTTACTGTCAGGAATATCATGTTCATGTCTTAAAGCATTAACTTCAATTTGTGCTTCAAGAACTTCATCAGATAATCCTTCTTTTTCATATTTTTTATCAACAATTCTTTGCTTATTTTTTATTTGAATAATTTTAAGAAATCTTTTTGCTTTATCCATCATAATTACCCTCTTTTAACAACTAAAACAGATTTTTGACTAATTCCATTAATGTAACTTCTAAACTCTGAAGTTGATCTATCTTCAACATATCCACAGTAACAAGAACCACATCCACTAGACCCTAAACTGTTTTGTACTTTCACATTACTACCAGAGACACTATTAACTACTTCATAATGTCCCCATTTATTCCTGTAAAGATTATGAATGATACAATCTTTATCAGATGATTTAAGTATTTTATTTAGTTTAGTCCATCCAATGTCTGAGAAGTTATACCATTTGCAAGTTAATTTTACTCCAGTTTTTTTTGATGCTTTGGCAATTGCAGTTTCTAAACCTTGATGGTCAGTACCACTACTGGTGGTTCCTGCCCAGGAAGCTAATGTTGATTGTTTAATAACTTTACCCGTAAGATTCCTGATAACCTCTTGCATACTGTGAGGACCACAATCTACTGAGTTATTTTGTCCTCTGTTGTCACATCCACTTTTAGTTGCATGACCATATTTCTTATTAGTTGCCTTTTTTGTACTATTTGATGTAGATGTACTTGTTACTTTTTTAGTAACTTCACTGGTTTTAAATCCACATGTGTTAGGTAATCTTCCTTCTTCATCATAAAATACAATGATTTTACTGAATGAATAAATGAATACTCTTTGTTTGATTTTTTTACCGAAACCTGAAAGATAATTAGGTAATCTTCTGTTCTCTTTTTTTGACATGAAATTACTTAATTTTTTAGCTAATGATTGATATGATGTTTTGGTTAATTTCAAATCAACGTTTTCACCTGTTGGGTTAGGTGCAAGATTACATTTGAGGGAGGTTACACTTTTACCTGGATTTTGAACTGCTTTACTGATTAAATATGCTGCATCTTGAATAGTGTATGTTTCATTATCAACAGTTACTTTTCCAGGAAGTTTAGTTTCTTTTTCAACATATGTTTTAATTTTCTTTGATATTTTTACAATAGTTTTAAATTTTATTTCTGTCATGATCTTTTACCTCAAAAAGATATTTTATTAAAAAAATGATTGTATATTCAACAAATAGTAATAGTATTCATATTAGAGGAACTGGATTCAAAGAAGTGATAAATTCCAATCAATCTTACAAATATGATGATAAACTGGTGGATTTTTATATCCATTTTGGAAACAACGTAACAGCAACTACTTCTTGGAAAGATTTTGGGAAAGTGATACCTCAACATATATTCCCAAAAAATACTATTCAATTTATGGAGCAATTTGGAGCAATAATTCTAAGAATTAAATCTGATGGTATTCTACAATATAGAAGCATAACTGGAGGTAATGTTGATGCTTCAAGTCTTGTTGCCCATACCACTTGGATCATTTAATGTATTCAACAAATACTTCCAGTATACAGATTAATGGGAAAGGGTGGAAAACCTATTATCATAAGTCTGCAAGTAATGGTTGGTATGTAACTGTCTTATATAATGAAACAACTGCCAAATGTATCGTTAATGACCCTGCAAATGTTTCATTCACTACAAGCGAAACAAATTATCTTACTGATTGTTTAACTGACTCTTGGATTACACCACAAGAACCAGTTGCAAATAATTTTACTTTTACAAGGAGATTGATAATTAGACCGAGTTCTGCAACAATTTACAAACAAGGAACTGCGAGTGGGACTGGAACTATTTATACTCAATTCAGTTGGGAACACAGAGGCCTCCCTTAAATTATTCAACAAATAATACCAATATTCAAATTAAAGTAAGTGGGTTGAAATTAATTAAAGATACTTCCCAATGGAGCGATGTAACTTATGAACTCTATGTGGATGAATCCACTCATAGTGCAACACTCAAAATGGGTATAGCAAATAAAAACATTGCTCCTGGAATGAGCAATTACGAAATGACTGGTTGGATACCATCAGATTACCGACCAAAATCAAACAAGTACAGTCAAGGTTATCGTGGAAACAATAACCTATTCTATGTTTGGGGTAATGGAAATATCGGTGTATCCAATCTTACATCATCAACACAGACTGGGGCGTATCTTTCTTGTCAGATTGACTGGAATTATTAAATACGTATTCAACAAAGACCCACAACACATCTATAAACGTTACTGGTTGGAAAAGAGTAGTGAATCAAGCTGATGGGAAAATACAAGTATACTGTGATGGTGAAACTTGTCAATTTAGCTGCCAAGGAACCCAAACCATCCGTGCAAATGGAACAACTACTTTAGGCACAATTCCCTCACAGTACAGTCCTCAATATATTATAACTATCCCAGTTCATTTTCAAGCAAATAATATATTATGCAGGATTACAGAAACTGGAGTGGTGGAAGTTCATAATAATTCCAGTGCCACAAACGTCCTGATGAGAGTACTAGTAACTTATTCCTTGAAAAGTAAAATAATCTAATTAAGAGAGGAGTAAATTATTAAATCGCAAATTCCACTGTTCCATATAATGTTATGCCCCCACTACTTGAATAGGTAGTACGAGATATGATGAGTTTAATTGAACCATCAGTACTAATCCGTATAAACCCATAATGCCCTCCATTATCTCCTATACTGGAAGTGGGGACCGCCACTATATTTTGTGGCCTATAATTACTATTAAGTGTACCTAATTCATATTCTGTCCCCACGTTTCCACTATTACTTTGTTGATTGCAACGAACAGAAACCATTCGTCCATTTGATTTTGCAGTAAATCTAGCAGTGGTTTGAACTGTTTTCCATCCTCCCACCTTAATTTGCATATTGGTACTATTTGTTGAATATATGAGTTAATAATGCCATTCGTGAATGAAATTGAATGAGTAATTTGTTACTGTGTTCCCTAAATTTGTTATTCCAATCTTCCCATCATTATTCACATAATTTAAGAACTGGTTATTTCTCATAATCTCAGCAATAGAAGTATTCTTTGGTCGGTACTTTGTAGGTATGACAAAATCAGAATAAATAAAACTATGTCCGGATACGATAGTTACACCAGTTCTAACTGCTCTTATTTGTGCAGTATGGGTGGATTCATCAACATACAAAGCATATGTAACATTTGATTGGATTAATTTAAATCCATCTACTTTGATTTGGAGATTATTGTTATTTGTTGAAAACATGACTAAACCCCATGTGTCTGCGGTATAAGTCAATGAAAAAGTACCATTAACACCAGTTGTTCCAGACCGCCAGACTTCATTATCTTTCAGGACAGGAACATTAACCCCCACTACAGGGTTACCCTGTTGGTTAGTAACTTTAACAGTAATGGTAACATCTGTATCTATATCCACATTATATTTACTTGCAGTAATTTGGTAATTGTATAAATCAGTAATCTGATTTTTCGTATGATTATGGCTCAATGGTGCATAATTAGATAATTGACTAACCTTTGCAAAATCAGATGATAAGAATCCTGATAAAGTTGTTGCATTAATTGGAGTGTTTTCATTAGTATTTGCCAGTATTGCTTGTAATCTTGCTTCTGTGAAGTATGTTTCATCAATTACTGCTAATTGTGCTTGCATTTCCTCTAATGTTTCCGCATCTGCTACACTAATGTTTCCTATTTTATTTCCACTGTCACTGTATACGGTTATTTCTGCTCCGATGATTTTACCGTCATCTTCACTGAATATTCTTGTATTAAAATCAACCATAAAATATCACACCTTGTATTCTATCCAGTTTTGTTTAATAGTTACTTGTTTATCCGTATTTTCTCCACGTGTGCAAGTGTAACCCAAAGCAATTCCAACGTCCTCAAGGTTTGGAGTGTATACCACTTCAAGTGTATCGTTTGCATTTAATATAGTGGAGTAATCATCATCACTAACAATATCAAATATTAATAATCCCTTAGTATAATCTACTGTGAAATCAGTATCCTCAATTAATTCCCTTTCAAGGTCAGTATCCTTATTCAATATTACACTACGTAATGGATCTACTGGTGACACACGTAAAGGTACTTGTCTTGTCTCCAGGATTTTATCTTCCACTATGAAATCCTGTTTAAAATAATCAATAACTAGTGGATTATTAACATATTTACCTGTAGTGTTATTGTATACTCTGCCTACCTCTGATTGTACTAGGTCTTGTACGAATACTGGATTATATGTGAATGTAATGCTTCCTGCAGGTAATTCTAGTATAAGGTCTTCAGCTAAAACAATAGTGTCATCAGTATAATCTACAATGTAATCATACCATTCACCAGGGTTGAATACTCCTTCATCTCCTCTAGGTTGAATTTGACATTCAAGTATTGGATAAGCAGGACTATTCTTTAAAGTGAATGGAGTGTAAACTTTATTTTCTTCTTCATCTAATGTCCAGAAACTTAAACCATGAACAGTTTCCTCTTCATCCTCCCATGGCAAGACATATACTCTTTGTTCACGGAGTAATTCTAAAGCTGTTGGATTATCAATAAGATACTGGTATCTTACAGTCAAATCATCATCTGTGATTTTATCCAAATCAAGGCCATCAATCCAGGTGAATTCATCTAATTCTTCAGCGGTGATTATTTGGAAATGGTCCACTACTTGTTTTTCCTGGATGATTTCAATCTTACAATCAGTAGATGGATCAATATTCACTGGTGCAAAAATACGGCCCCAATGACTTGCTCCAAGCATAGGTGAAACTTTCGGATAATAGAAATGAGTACGAACATACATTTGTTTAGGTAACACATTAGTGAAGTTGACTGTAATGGATTGTATTGCTGGACTTTTAGTTTCATCAGTTGTCCACATTTTCACACGTATGAATAATGTTCTTGGATAATTACCTTCACTATCCTGACTGAATGCTCTTTCATGATTAACCAGGTCATACCATGTTCGACCATCACTTGACACTTGATATTGTAATTTACCTGGATAACTTGCAGCGTCTCCACTATCAGTACATGATAATATTACTTTACTGAATGGATTGGTATGTATTGGTTTTAAGTAAAGATAATGGTCTCCAGTTACGTAAGTGGTTGAGTCTTGGCGTATGTTTAATTGGAATGCGAAATCGGATGGTGTTAAACGGCCGAGATAGTATTCTACTTTTAAATCGTTACGTCCGTATCTTTCCCATGTACGGCCATTATTGTTACTGAAGAATGCATCTCCTTGCATGTATTTGCTGTTGGCACAGTTTCGGCCCCATCCTCCAATTCTTGGACAATGACTCCAATTTGAGAGAGGGGACATGAATATTAATGCATATGATTCTCCTTCTTCTAATCTTGGAGGTTGTGGGAATGCAATGGATACGAATCCTGGTTCAATTTTTGATGGGTCAAAAGTAGTTTCCGCTATAGGAGTATAAGGGTTACCATCAGGCCATGATATGTTTTCATTACCTCCAGCTGGAGTGTTCTTTTTAGTACGGTTATTCCAGTTCATTTTTGGTACGGTAACTGTTTTGGTTTTCCATAATTGGACTGTTAAAGCACTCCCCCAACTTCCCCAAACAGTACCATTATTTGCTAAGTGAATGCTAACTGCTTCTAGTGTTCCACCTTTCCCCTCTGGTACGGTGAATGTTTGTGCTCTGCAGACTGAAGGAATCTCTGATAATTTAGGGTCTTTAATCCAATTAGGCCTAACCTGGTAAGTTTCATTTTTATCATAACCAACATACCAATGAGTGTTAATCTGATTGTTTACTGTCCAATTCTTAACTGTCTGGTCCAATTCTCCAGGAGTATTAGGTAGGACTGCCTGGTCAACAATAGTTCCAGTATCTGTATCAACATAATGTGCAATAACTGCACTTGATTTATCCCTGTCAATTAAACTATCATCATTAAAGTCAATGGTAACTGATTTATTAGTATCAGTATCAAAGATTATTTCATTATTAGTAGTTTCCATAAAACCATAACTGACTTTAGGGTCAATTGGTATTGGGTTGAATCTTTTACGTACTGCTGGAGGACTTAAATATCCTAATTCTTCTAATTGTTGTTTCAGGTATTCATCGTTTTGGCAGATTTGCCTGAATAATTCCACAGTAGGATACATTTGTTCACTGAAACTTTGTATCCTGTTTAAATTCCTATATTTAGGTTCACAATTAACCATCTATATACACCTTACCATTTTATTTTGTTTCTATGATAATATTCTCAAGATTAGGGTTACTATTACGTGTAGTATGAATATACAAGTTTTTAGTACTGAGACTATAATAATAAGAACCGATAACAGATTCTACTTCATCAATACTACTTACACTTCTAAGACCACAATTAGTATCTTTCTCAGTTACACCAACAACAAGACTTGGCTCTGCAATCCAATAAGTGTAATCCTTATCAGCGACTTTATTGAAGTCTTTACGGATACTTCCTGTTGTTAATTCAAAAGTATACTCTACATCAACAGTACCAATACTATCCTCCAGGAATGTACTGGTCATTTTCTCATAGATATCATGACTAATTAATATATCATCATTCGCTACACCTATTTCACATGTGCCTAATACTTCACCTGCTTCAAAGGTAGCTTTTAGAATGATTTTCTTATTTGTTAGATCAACACTTGATTCAACTTGTTTTTTCACAGTTAAATTTCCAAGGTTTACATCAGATTTTTTAGGCCTGCTATTACTGGAACCTAACACAATATATTGTATTGGGTCAAAATGTTGATTAACAGCACGATTCATAAAAAAAGATTCGCCTAATAGGGTTATAATATTATTCCCAGTTAGGAGTATCTTATCTTTCTGTTTAAACACATAACTTCCATGTATTTTCATAATAAATTCACATCCTTACCATCCACTTTTAAACAAGTATGGATTTCCAGGTCATTTTTTTCACTAAATTCAGTAGTTGATAAATTAACATGAATCCTTGAGGATAAAGGCATTAATTTTTGTAATCTTTTCTGCAAACTATCACTGGATTCCGTTTGAATATTACTGGGAATCTGTGAGGGGTTGAAACTGATTTCATAATTATTAGGTGTCCAATCAGGTTCATGATGGATTATTTTACAATTCGTATTCCTTGGCATAATATATTACATCCTTATTCTATTTTTTTCTGTTTGAGTAAGCATTCTCTTTGTACAAGGTAGCAGCATTTTTCAAGGTCATGATTACATGTTCTGCGGTAGCAGCAGCCATCACAGAATTCTTCTTTTTTCATTGGGAACAACTCCTAAAAAAATTTTGTAGATTAAATTTATAAGTATGAATATTTCTTTGGAGAGGGTGTTGGTGACTTATATATAAAAGCTATATGTGGGTTATCAGCAGTAACATACAGTATTGAAGACTGTTTAAGATATGATAATGCTTCATCAGACAATACTTCTAAATACAGTAGTGTGAATTTGAACAGTTTAAGTTGGGATACAGACCATTATGTCGCTACTCGTAGTTTAACTGGTAGTTCTGCAAGTACATATTACAGTCAAATCTATATTGAAGAAGATTTACCCTCTGATTATGAAATTAGCATGGATATATGGGCAAGTAATGTAGCAGATATTCAAAGTGGTATCTGTATCAGTAATGCTCACCCACAGACTTATTCAGGCACTAATCAAGCGATGTTAGTGTATCAAGGGCAACAGAAAGGTTTATTGTATCGTGTGAATGGTAGTTTGTCAAGATGGGATAATACCCCAGCGATTGCAAGAGAAACTTGGTTCACATTTACTTTAAGAGTTCAAGGAACAAGTGTAATTGCCATAATCACCGACACCAATAACGATGAAGTGTATTCCACCACACAAACACTTTCAAGTATTAGTTCTTGGCATAAGTGGAATATCCAGTTAGGGAACAAAGCACACTACTTACATTGGAAAAACTTCAAAATCAAAGCATTATAATCGTTTGACTTTAATCTGTTTGATTTGTATACTCACATTCCAAGAACTCATTAATCTTGCTTTTGTGAAATTAGCGACTGTTTGAGTCCAATTTCCAAAAACAGTACCATCTAATGTTTCAATTGTTCCAGTATAAGTTGAATCATTTTTAATAAGGGTATACTTATACCATTGATTGTTAGTCAATGTTGTAGAATTTCTGTTGGAATTATATCCTCCACCATTGTTAAATATAACTCCAGTTCCACTTGACACTCCATACAATCCAATTAAATGAGTATCATCATTACAAATACTTAATCCCATATTACGATTTGATGCGTTGATTAAAGCACTAAATTCAAAATCATCTGAACCTATTTCGGCAAAATCAATGAATCTCTTGCTTTGAGAAGTGGAACTGATATTATAATGGTCTGTACTCCAAGACATACTTAATCCACTCGGCATAGTATAATCACTAACCCTATTACTGCTTGCACTATCATACCGTACACAATCAGCAACGGATATTTCTGATACAATTATACGATCACTAGAAAAAGATTGAATATATAAATTCCCCGTACCTTTTCCTAAGTAAGATACAGTAGCCACACCAGAACTATTAGTATCTGCAGTTAAAGTTTCAACCAATGAATCATCACCGGTTTTACGAACCTCAAATGTGACAGTTTCCCCTGCAATTGCTACAGGGGTTGTTCCTGACATTAATTGAGCTGTAAGTGTTGCAGATTCCTCATCATATGCTGAGAGAATATCCTTGTCAGAGGTCAATTCTATTGCATCAAAGCTTGGAGCATCTGAGACAGTTACAGTTACATTACCACTAGTTACTCCAGTATATGTGGTTGTTGCATCAAAGACCACATGATATGTGAATGTGCCTTCAGCAGTTGAGGTTATTGTCTTGCTGAATGTACCATCATTAGCAGTTGTTATAGTGTCAATTACAGATTGGCCTTGATATAATTTTACAGAGGCATTCGCTACACCTGTTCCATTATAGAGTAATGCTCCTGATAATATATAGGAATCTCCTGTAATGACACTTGATTTACTTGTAAGTAAACTGATTGTTGGAGTTCTTTTAGTGATTGTAACATTCACATTACTTGATGTTGCTGATTCATAAGTTGCATTCCCATTATAAACTGCGTGGAATGATTTTGATTCAACAGTTTCCGCAGTTATGGTTTTACTGAATGTACCATTGGAAAGTGTTGTTACTGTATCGAGTAATGTTTCCCCATCGTAGATTTCAATACTTGCGGAACCAATATTGGTGCTAGCTTGTTTTAAGGTACCTGTTAATGTGATTGTTTCACCAAGTACATAACTTGCCTTGTTGGATGAGAATGTGATTGTAACTGGTTTTTTGTTAACAGTTATGTTCACATTGGCCATACTGCTGCGGTAATCTTCGTCTCCGTCGAATACTGCTCTGATGGTTACATTGCCACTTGTTTCTACGGTTACATTTTTGCTGAATGTTCCGTTGTTTAGTGTTGTCACTGTATCTACCAATTCATTATTAACATAAATTTTTATACTTTTACCTGATAATGTGGTTTCTTCATCGTCAGTTAATAATCCAGTTATCTGTACTGTTTCACCAATAGTGTAAACGGATTTATCAGTGTTTAATGTGAGATATGTGAGTGTTTTGTTTGCTCCTTCACTTATCACTACATATAATGGATTATTGTTTTTATTGTTGTTGATCCAGTTATGGTTTGTTATGATTTCACTACTGGTATCATGAGTTAATGTTAAATCCTGTAAGTTTAATCTTTGATTCTGTGCGATTTTAAAGAATTTGTAATTTGTAGTATTTTCAATTATAGCATTACCACATCCAAGTACTGTAGAAGATGTATTAACTGACAAAGGATTGTTAATAGTGTATGTTCCACTTGTCAAGACGATTAGGTTTTGTTCCCCATTAACCATAGTTAATGCTTTGTTGATTGTTCGGAATGGAGTGTTGATTGTTGTTCCATCATTGGTATCATCTCCTGTTGATGGGTTTACATACCAATCTGCACTGTTACATCCTCTAACTGTAACGGTTAATTCTTCAGTTGCAAAAAGGTCTTGTCCGATATATGCTTCGAATCTGAAGATGTTTGGTTCATCATCACTGATTAAATCACTTGTTACTGTGTAAGTACTGCTTGTATAATCAGTGGTTAATGGTGTTTCTGCATCGTTTAGGTATATTGTTACATTATAATCTCCAGTTAGTTTTTCAGCCAGCATGTTCAGGTATTGGAAATTGAATATTACTGATTGGTTTTTTACTGGTAATAATGTGTTTGCAGATACGAAGAAGAATCTTCCTAGGTCTGGTGTTAAGTTACATAATTTGTCTTTATGTTCCCATGGCATGGGAGTCCAGTCACCGACAAGGCCTGTTTCTTCATCATATGGATGCATTGTTTCATCAAACATCTTGAGCAGGTATTCTTCTCTGTTTATCATGTCGCTGAAGATGCCGTATATTTTCCATATTTCCAGGACAGGCAATGGAGTGTCATGCACTCTAAGAACATAATTGATGATACGATTCATGTAATGATAATCATCTTCAGTTAACCTGTTATTGTATGTAGGTTCAGTGTTGGCATAGTCTTCTGTTGGGATGTATGTTTTTCTTGGTATGCCGTTTAATGCTCCGATTTCATCCAAGCTAGTGTCATGGTCATAAATGTCACCTGTTAGTTCATCGTTTTCGGGAAATCCTTTTTTGATTATGATTTCATCATATGATTCTGCGATTATGTGAAATGTGTCTTCGGGTATGATAGGAATTTCAATTTCACTATCATCTCCTTGATTTTCCTCCTCATTATCTTCACTATTATCATCCACAATCGTATTATCTTCACTGCTATCATAAGAATAAATAAAAGAACTGACATTATCCTCTTCCAAGTATTCTTCCATGTAGATTAATGTATCATTTTTATAACATTTCACACTTTTCAACTGAGGATAATTCACAACAAAATTAATAACATAATCATAAGGCACACTCTGCTCCTTCCAAATACAACAACGCTTCCTTAATCTAAAACTATCAGAAACATCACTAATACTTTGAAAAATCCCCTTAAAAACATTATTAGTAACACTCTGAGATTTAAAGAAATTACTTGTCTCCGACTTATCAAAAAAATGAGGAAACATCTTGATTAAACTTTGCATACTATTTTTCATATTAGATCATCTCAATTGTAATATCATTACTAACCCCAATTTCCTCATCAAGAATAGTTATATAATTCAATGGATAATTGAAAGTGATATTTTTTAATTCTGGAATCTCATCATCTAAAAACACAGCCAATTTATGTGGAATAAAATCCTCACCAAGTAATAATCCTGGATAATAAGTATCATCAGTAGTATATCCACCATCAATAAACACTTTAATACTTGATATGATTCTTGCTTTAATTTTCTCTTTCTCTACATCACTATAAGGATTTAACTGGTCAATATCAACATTAACCACCGCATAAATATCAATAAGTTTCCTTACTGGTGCAAACATTGTAATATCTTCTTTCATTTGAGCAACTTTACCCTGCAAATCATTATAAGCACGCAGTAATTGTTCCGGAGTACCCGGATCAAGAATTACTTTTATTGTCCCAGTACCATTCCAACAAGGAACAATCTTATACGAATCAATACCGTCAAAAGATGCAAAATATTCCTCATAAGCCTCAGTAGAACCCTTCAAGTTAATTTCTTTCCAATGCATTAACAGATACCTGTATTCATCATCAGTATACTCTTCAGTACCACCAGTACTTGCATTATCATTATTACATGACAAATTAACTTCCAATTCAGTTTCAATATTAACCAAAGTATTTTCAACAATCTTACTAGTCACACCAGCTTCAACGGCCATGCATGAAACAGTAGTACTGGTTTCACCTGCAGGAATGAAAATATTCTCCAACGTACGATATTCAATACCAGTATCAGTTGACAAAAACACTTCAGGACTAATATTAACATCCTCATCAAGAGCAACATCCAAAGTAAAAGTAACATCAACATAAGCATAAGTAGCTTCAGGCCTAGGAATACCTACCACATCACCAATATTCTCATCCAAATCATCATTCTCTGCATACTCAACTTTTGCAGATTCATAAACCGGAGTTATCGCTTCTTGATAAATTCGTTCACCAAATAATGCAAGAACAGACTTATCCATCACATAATAATTACTAATATCTTCCTGATTCTCAATATAAGAAGGAAACTCTTCAGCATGACTTATCAATCCTTTTTCAAGACTGTCCTGCAACACTTCTTCAAAAAGCTCAGCATAATCTTTTTCAACATAATTCATAAAACAACACTACCTTTAATTATCTCATCATTAACACTTGTAATATCAAATTCAACTTTAAACTTGTAAACATCAGTTTGAAGAATATTCACCGAATTAACAGATTTAACTCTTCTAATATTGTTTAAAGTATCAGCAATATAAGTTTCAAGTTTAAAAAAGAACATTTTGTTCTGATTATCTTTTATTAATTCATGAACATGACAACCAAAACCTTGATAAGTTGGATTGTTATTTAATTCATCATATCTTGTCATTATTGCAATTATACACGCATTCAACAATGATTTATGACCTGTAACATTAACATAATCCCCATTTTCCATATGTATATCAAAGGCCCCATATTCATCACTAATTAATTCAACATCTTCATTCAAAGTTTTATTAAATTTATAATCAATGCTGGATGTATCTACGGGTAGTGTCATTTTTATTCATCTCCTAAAGCTTCCGCAATGGCTTTGCTTATTAATTCATCAACTTCTTCTTTTGTGTACACTTCCGTTTTATTGTAAACTTCTTGTTTAGTGTAAACATTAGTTGAATCTGCATAATCCACTTCTTCCATGTTTTTATCCATATCCCCCACGTTTGTTGTGGCTGTGTTAGGTAATCTGAGGTCTAATCCATCTGCACCGAATTTAATCCAGAACTGATTTGTTCCACCAATACTAACAATCTTGAAGTTGCCCGGCGCTGCAGGATTTAATTCAACCAATTCTTCATTTTGATAAAATCCAAGTAACAGAAATTCTTCACTATCACTATCATGAATGTTAATTATAAGACAGTTTAAGGAACATCTTGGAATTATGCATGGTTCATGTAAATCATCACAATATTCAATTGAATCTGCGCTTGGTGTGTATAAGTCTATTAATTCTCCACCAAAACGATGCAATATTTTACATAATACTGTTTCATCAGTATTGTCTAGTTCCACTAATGCTTTATCAAGATAATGGTAGAATTTTAGGACTCGTCCTGTTCTGATTTTTTCTTCATCAACTGTTGTTTCTATTTGATGAGTGATTTGTGGTAATGCTCTGTTAGTTACTGCATTGTCTAATGCTTGTTTTAATCTGCCTTTGGTGGGTGTTATATCATTAGTGTTCATTTGTTATCACTACTCTTTGATTTATTTAGATTTTATTTGGATTTACTGGATGTTGAACTAGTGTCTCCACCGAAACTTGGAGGATAATCAACCAAAGTCAAACTAGCAGTCCAAGGACCATTACCATCCTCATCATGAGAACATTTACTAACATACATATAATCATCAATGAAATAAGAAGGCAAATATACTCTAACCCAAACACCCTCTCTCCATTTTGTATTTCCTACAACTTTACATTCAACACTTCGACCATCATTACGCCTAATTTTGTTAAATTCTCTTTGTAAAAATGCTTCCGCTTCTTTTAAAGATTTAATATTTGAAGGACAAGCGATTTTCTTTTTAATTTTACCAAATCTTTTTATCAACAGATCATCTTTTAATGTTAACTCGTATTTTTTATAAGTACATGTTAAATGATTAATAGTTCCAGGATTAACATCTGTAACATTAACATTATCATATAATGCATTGTCATATTCATTTATGACAAGGTTTGTACTTGTTGGATTGGGAATTTTATTAACATGTACCGTATCTCCAACTAATCGGATTTCCACTTCCCCATCCCATTTACTAACTGCTTTTTTCAAAGCTTCTTTAATACTGGAACCTGTGGACCCTGAAGATTTAGAAGATGATGAACTATCCACTTCACCACCCATGGCCTTGATAAGTTCATTAGCCATCTCTTCACCATTTGTACCAAAAACAATATGACATCTTTTTTTACAAATTTTATTCATTTCAGGGAAAGTTTTACCTTTAATTTGATTACAAATACCTGTACAATCTGCATCTGCACCTATAGGCCTTGTCTCAAAATCTTTACGAGTTTTCATCCTTGCACGGCCAAGGTCACCTCTTATAATAAAATAACAGTATTTGAACCCATTACTATTATTATAATGGTCTGCAATACTGAAAATACCATCTGCAATAATATAAACCCCTATTTTACCGGAAGGATTTTTACCATGTTTTCTCCAGTCATAATTTGCAAAATATCCTGGCCCAATAGTTAATTTTTCTACTTTATGACCTTGTTTTTCTAATGCTTTACAGACAGCATTCTGGACTTTATGGTCATTACCATTATTTGTATCACAACCAACTACTACAGTAGACATTCAATATCCTCCCCTTTTTTTTAACAATCTGGGTTTTTACCATTTTTACTATCCCAGTTTCCACCTCGAGAATCACATGATCTTCTGTCTCCTTGTGAATACCATATAGTATTCCAATCTGAACCAGACCCTGTTTGGTCACTTGCATATATTTTACCATCAATTTTAATAAGACACCAGAAATGACCGTTGGCATGTGACCTGTGAACAACCCATGCATCTAATCCTGCACTGCTCATCATAGCACGTGTTAATCTTGCAGTATCAGCACAATTAAGAGCATGTTTGTGTTTTAAACATTCTTCAGCAGAATGATATCTTGAACATGAATATCCGGCATATCGGACATTTTCTTTTAACCATTGATGGACAAGTTTTGCTTTCTTTAACTCATTAGTTTCACTACCAACAATCTTAGCAACTAATTCATCAATTGTTTTTCCTTCTCCACCTGCAAGGTCACTATTACTATCACTTGTTTTGTTGCTTCCGCTACTGGAAATATTAGTAAAGTCACATACATCATCAACAAGACCAGTTACATCAACTTTGGCTTTTAAACCACTTGCTTTGATTATTTCCTTAACAATTTTTGACCTTTTGGTTTTTTTAAAACTGAATTTCTTTTCCACGTCAAGTAAGACATTCATTCCATTGATTTTGATATCTGCTTTTTCACGGTTCCAAGTTATTTCAGAAACAAAACCAGTAACAACAGTATCCATATCACTCCATTTATTTACAGTTTTGGAGCGGTTTCCTTCTTTTTTAAAGGATATTCTTTGACCTTTGTAGAATGAATTTAAATATTTGATTGGAACGGATATTGATGCATTACTGCTAATATCACTGTAATCTCCCTCAAAACTGTCACTATACAATTCACCAATATAATTAACGTTAGTTATGTCTCCAGTTTGTAAAGTGAAATTATTACTGGTTTCACTATCACTATTACTGCTTGCATTATTGGAAATAGGATTTTTAACTGCTTCTGTAGTGTAAATTTCCAAACCCGCACGGGATATAGAATAAGTAACTACCATAATACATCCCCCTCAAATTCATTTATTCTTTTTCTTCGATTTACTTTTCTTAGAAACAGTTTTCTTTTTAGTTTTAGTTTTTGTTTTCTTAGATGTGGTTTTAGAAGAATTTTCTTTTTTAGAATTTTTATTAGTTACTTTCTTTTTAGTGATTTTTCTAGCAGCAGGAACAACAAAGTTTTCACCAGGAATAAGACTTTTAGAATCAGGAACTTCTTTTATACTGATTTCTAATTTTAAAGAGTTGAAGGTTTCATGAACTGGTTTGACAATAACAATTGCTTCGAACGAACCTCCAATTTCAGGAGAAGTTACAGTTACCGGTTTGCTCATCATCTCTTGAAAAATTTGTTTGTGAACATCTGGTCTATTTGGATCAATAGGAATATGCGTAGTGATAGTGAAATCTAACCCTACATATTGTCCTGGTGTGACGATTTGTGTTCCACCAACAACACTATTAAAATTATATTCTCTTCGTCTGAATGCTTCATTTGGTGAAACATCTTCAGCATAAAAAGGATATCCCATAATTTCAAGATTACATCCATCAGTAGGTATATTATATAAGTTTTTAGCCATTATTATTCACACTCCCGCAGGGTCGTCACTTAATGTTTCTAATGCAGTTATCACTACACTTGTTGCTTCTTTTGCGGTTAAATTATGAGCATTTAAAGGCATTGCGTTTTCATGAACATGTACAATTGTTGTATTACCATTACTTGTACTGTTAGGTGTATAATTAGCGTTTTCACGAATACTATTTACTGTTGGTAAGCTCATTTGAGGAGCATTAAATCCTTTTAGTATGTTTCCTGCATAGTCTCTTGCAGCACTATAAACATACCTGTTACTTTCACCAATACGACCAGGTATATCTTGAAATTCAACAGCAATCTTACGCTGAATAATACCTGGTGATGCAATATGTAACGCATTTAATACTGCATCTTTAATTCCTGAACCGAAATTTGCTGCTGCACTTACCGCATTAGATACCGCACTATTAATTCGGCTTGGAATATTCATGAACTCATTATAAACAGTATCTGCAATACCCATAATACCATTACGTACTGCATTCACAACTCCACTAGCAAGACTTACAGCCGCACCAACAGCCGCACCTGCAGCACTTGCTATACGACCCGGAACTCTCATCATGAAAGTACCTACTTGTCCAGGGATTTGACGAACACGATTAACGATACCTTGAAGTATTCTTAATCCTGCTTGAACTGCAATTGTAGCCACTCTAGTTCTGAAACTAATGAACCTTGTTATAGCTTGAGTTAAAAATTGCCAAATTCTACCCGGCAATGGTCGTACTGCATTGATAATACTGTTCAGTATTGCTCTTCCGATTTGTAATGCAACTTGACCTACTCTGGTAGAGAAACCACTTAATCCTGATATGATAGTTGTTATTGCAGAAATTATTGCATCTTGCCATGACATACTACCATTCATAAGACTGGAGAAGATAGTTACTAGATTGGATAGCATAACCCATAATGGTGAAATTACACTGAATACCGCTGTGAATCCTTGTTGTAATACTCCAAAGACTTGACTTGCAATGGATCCTAATTGTCCAAAGAAATTAATTATCTGTCCCACTACATCAGGGCCTCCGCTTCCTGCACCTTCACTTTTGAATAAGTTATTCCATGCTGCACCAATCCAATCAAATATTGGTTTGACAAAACTCCATAATTGAGATACGGCATTTTGTACTGCTGCAATGGCACCTTGCACCTGTGGACTGTTCATAAAAGCAGACCATAATCTTTGAACTCCGGCTTGGATTGCATCGAGCATTGTACTGAAGTCAGTCCACCATCCAAGTGATTCTCCGATTTGTTCAACAATTACAACGAATGCTCCAACAGCTGCTGCAATTGCAAGTATTGGCCATAATGCTGCAAGTTCTGCTGCAGCCATACTCCAAAATCCACCACTTGCAGTTGTTGCTGCAAGGCCTTCAGCTTCTAATGCAATACCATTTGTGGCATGTGCTGCTGCTGCACCTAACTCTTCAGCAGATAATCCTGCTTGTGCAGCTGCTAATGCTAGTTCTTCACCAGTTAATGCTGCTGTTTCACCACCAAGAGCACCTAATAATCCTCCAATTGTTGGTAATGTGAAACCTAATGTTTCCATCAAACCAATAACTGACATTAAAGGTCCGGCTATAATTCCTATTCCTGCACCAAGAGCAATCGCTGCAAAACCAACACTTTTAACAGGACCAGGTAAATTATTAATTACATCAAGGAATCCTTGCACAACAGGTATTAATGGAGTTATCGCATCCATTATTGCTGCACCAAAATCTGTCTTTAAACCCGCAAGTACATTATTCAATCTTTGGAATTTAGCAGTACTTGAATCAGCATATTTGTCCGCTGCACCACCAGTACGATTAAGAATATCAGTTAATAATTTCTGTTTATCCACCGCACCAGTTGTTTCATCTTTATAATCTTTAATATCAAGACCAAGAGATTTCAATGCTTTACCATTACCCATAAATGCCTTTTGTAATTGTCCTGCAGCTTGTTCTTGACTTAACCCCATTTGTGCAGCATAATTACTAGTGGCTTTCATTGCATCTTGAGAGTCTTTAAAAGACATTCCCATGCTCATATAGGTTGTCATTGCAGCTCTTGTATCTGCTACACTTCTACCCATTTCATTGGAATAATCTCTAACCCATTTTTTGATTTCATCAGATTGTTTATCCCAATTACCACCATTTTTATCAACTGCATTACTGAACTTGTTCCATTCCTGTTCTGCAGTCATAGCTGAATCAACAGCAGATTTCGCATAACTTAACATTGAAGCAGACATTGCAGTTACTGCTCCACCGACGGCAGTTTTCAAAGCACCTACTCTTTGTTGTGCGCTTCCAAAAGCACCTCCAGTGTTATCTTGTCCACGAATACGGAGTAATACATCTTCATATGAAACCATTTTTCATCACTTCTTCTTTAGGACTCTTTTAATTTTTCTTTTAACTCTTTATCTTGTTTGATTTCATTTCTTATTTCATTACTATACTTGAAAATTAGGAACTTGATATTTGGATCATGTTTCTTTTTGATGACATCGAATGGTAACATTCCCAAATGTTTACTTACTCTGAAGTAAACTTCACCAAAGAAACTATTAGCCATCTGGAAATAATTTCTCGTTTGCGGTTTCAGTTAATCCAAGTCTTTCTTCTACTTTACCGACAACAGCCCATTTTTCAAGGAATGGGAATTTTTTCCAGAAAAATAATCTGTCATTATAATCTTGACTGGATTCTGGGAGTCTTAGTTGACTTGCGAGGAATCCATCTATAAGTTTTGCTTTTTCTTGACCTGCTAACGCATTGAGGTCTTTTGTCATTTTTTCAACCATTGCTTGTTCTTCAGGAGTTAATTCTTCTCCTTCTTGTGCTTTGTTGAAAAGTTGTTTTTCGTCTTCACTGTAATCTTTGAATAAGTCGATGTTCATTTCCATATAGTCAACTATACGGGAGTCATCAACTGGTAATATTTCAAAATTAAATTCGTAAACTTGACCTTGATATGTTAAATGAACTCTTAGCATTTTGTTACTTTCATCATTAAGTATGTCTAAGAATTCTTTTTCTGTGTTAATTATCGTTACAGTATTTTCCATTGCTTCAATTGTTTCGGTTGGTCTATATTTAGTAATGTATTCACGGTATTTCTGTAAGGTTTTCTTTAGTAATGTGAACTCATCATCAGTTAATTCAACATGATCCATACACTTAAAGACCACAATCCTTTCCTCTTGAGTCAATGCTTCTAGAGGCAATTCTTCACATTCAAGTGGGAATTGTGTTTTAAGTAAATGTTTTTCCATTTTTGCTGCTTTTTCATCAGGATTCATATGCTACACTCCAAAAAAAAATAAATTAATTTTCTAATCTAAAAAAGAAAATAAATATTCAAAAATCATAAAAAAAAATAAAAAAAATAAAGAAACAAAAATAAAAAAAATAATTTATGAAAACTCTCTTTTTTAATTTTGTTTCTTATGGTTCCTTGCTTTGATTTTAATACTAAAAGGCTCATTACCATTCTCTTTACTGAGTTCAGTAATACGAGCACCATACAATACATCATCTTCAATAAGATTACCAGTATCCTCATCAAAATCATAAGACGCAAGAGTACCTTTAACTTTCTTATCATACAATGCTTTAATAGGTTTTCTTAAAGCCGGGTCAATATCAGATGCTTCAGCTTCAACAGTTTCTTTACCATCTTGACTATCATAAGCATTACTACTATTAGTAGCAGTTAAATCAGTAGATTCAGTTTTGAAACTAGTTTTAAAACCACCACATACAATTTCAAGATCATCAAACATTAAAACAGCTTGACTATATCTTACAGTATCAGCCATCGTTAATCATCTCCATTTTCTTCTAAAAGAAATATAAAATTTTTAATTAGCACTTTTAACAAGCGGATTTCTAATTCTAGCTTTAACATTAATCGCATGAGTAGAGTTAACACAAAGAATATCTCCAATTAACTCCATATCATAAGGATTCTGATTAGATTCAACTAATGTCAATTTAGTACCTTCACCAGTATCACTGTTATAACCAATGATTCTTTCAGCTTCAACTTCTGCATCAATAATAGCATCAACACGAGTTTGACTTTTAACAATCTGAGAAGCTACCTCATTATTTTTTACTTGAGGATAAACCGCTTTGAAAATTTCACGAAGCAAATGGTCCGCATTAAATCTGCAATGACCAAGAGCATCAGCAGGTTTCTTTGTAGCTGCATAAGCAGTTGAAACGGATAAATTGATTCTGCAATAAACATCAGTATCAACAACTTCATCACAATTAATAACAACACCTGCAGCTTGTAAAGCTTCAATTTCTGCATTAGTTCTTTCCTTGAAAGTTCCAGGTTTCACGGTACGATAAGGTAAGAATCCTGGTTCAACCCAATAAGGTGTAGTACAGAATCTAGCAACAGTTTTACCAAATTCTAATGGTTCACAAAGGAAACATCTACTATCTAATATTCCTCCACTAGGAGGGTTTAATGCTATTAATTGTGCATCAGTAGCATCTTCTTTAGTGAAGAATGCAGTACGTAAGTTTAAATTAGTAGTTTCAGTAGCAATACTTGCCATTGCACCACTAATGAATGCAGATAAAGTGTAATCAGTAATATTATCCGCACCAACATAAACTTCCACAATGGCCTTGTTTAATTTTTTAGCATTTGTTAACGCAGTTAACCAACTGGTTTTTGTAGTTCCATCTCCAACGTCAATAACATAAATAAAAGGAACACCTAAATCTTCAGTTGTTCTTGGTTCTGATTCCTCAAAGAACTTTTCTAAGAAAGCTAACACTTTATTAGTACTGGTATCTGTTCCAATACCACCATTAGCAATACTTCGATTAGCTTCTTCAAAGTTTCTGAAAGTTTGAATATTAGTACCATCAACAGGATAAGTTTGTGTACCAGAATTTCCGGTTGCACCAATAACTACAGGGATTTTAGCACCAATTCCAACTAACTCTAATTCAGTTGTTTCATCAAAATAAACACCGGGTTTTTTAACCATAATTTAACCCTCCACGATTTTATTAAATTCAGCTAATGTTAAAGAAGGAGTAATGTCTTCTTTACCATAAACTTCTAATTCATTTTTATATTGTTCTAATAAACCAGCACGATGCAAATCCATAATTATTGATGGATAATGCACATCACTTGATTGCACTAACTCCACCAAAGTGAATTTTTCATCGGAGGTTTCTTTCTTTTTTTTACTCATAATAATTCCTCATCAACACTTAAATCTTGACTAATAGCCCCACCGATAATATGATAATCATAATAACTGAAAGAAACACGAATAATACTTCTTAAAACCTGTGGATTCACGGTTGAATCATCCAAATCATAAGCAGGTTCAACATCAAAACTAGGACGAATAATATCATAAGTAGTGAAAATATTCTCATAATGATAACCCATAGGGTCAGGGCATTGATGTTTAGCAGTACGTCCATTCTGTACAGTTAAAGCCCTACATTCAGAATCAAGAAAACTACAATTTCCATTATGGTATTGTTTGCAGAAACTGTAATGATCTGATTGTATCTTGTTAAAAATAGTTGAGATTTGATTGATGATTTCCTCTCTTTCATCTTGAGAATTACACCAGATATTCAGATTCAAACTGATGCTGCGTTCTTCACGTATCATCTGTTGTGAAATCATCCTGTCAGGATGTTCACTATCATATTGTGGATGGTCTTCAGGAATAACACTATCTTTATTGATAATGTTTTTCTGAATAGTACTGGTTCCACCACTATTATCAATAGTTAAACATGGAGTGTGGTCGTAAGGATAATCTCTTTTAACTATTTTCACAACAGTTCCATCTTCAAGCAGGACATTATTATAGAGTACTTTCAGTAACATCCTTATTGGTTTAGTTAACATAGTTATTCAAGCACTCCCATTTTATGTAATTGTGTTTTAAAAGTCCTGCTCATGTAGTTCTCACTACTTAAGCCATTAGCAACTTTTTGAGGATAGTTACGTGCCTTCATTTTACTGGTTCCAAAAACAACAAAAGTCCAATATTTAGCATTATTTTTAACCAGTCCCTCTTCATCGGAAATGTCACTTGAATGACTTCTCATCAAATTACCAGTCTCATAAGGACAAGTTTTTTTACAACGAGATTCTGCCTCAAGTGTAGTATTCTTGATAGTGATGGCTTCACATTTTTTAATAATGGATTTATCCAATTTCTTATAGAAACTCGGATTGATTTTAACCTCAATATCAATCATACCATCACCTTTGTAGGTTTGCGTTGTTTTTTCAAAATGAGTTTTGTGTGTCGTGTAGGAGTAAAATGAGTATTAACCATTGGAGTTCCAACAATCTCATACGTATCAGGTTTGCCTTTAACTTTAACCAGCATTGACGGTTCAACAGTTACATTATAATCAATGATTACTTTGTAAGTGTCAGTTAAAATCTCACCAAATTGTTTTAAAGAATCATTAGGACTCATTGGTTGGAAATTACATGGCACAGTATCCATTAAATAATACTCTTTCAATGGTTCGTAGTAAGAGTTAAATTCTGTTGCAGATTCAATGTATTGGTATAATTCTAATTCTTCATTTGGGAAAAATACCATAAACACATCACAACCATTTAACTTTTGAAGAACAAGCACCATATTTTTTCAAAGATTCTAAACGAGCATATATACGATTACCAAGACTATTACTTGTATCATAATTAATTGTAGTGTCCATTTCATGTATACTGGAAATGTTACCTTTACTGTTTTCATGATTAGTATCATTGAAAGCATAGAGTAACATGTCAACAATCAATGGATCAATTTTAGATGTGACAAATTCTTGAGAAACACAATGCACATATTCAATAACCAACATACCATTGTGGCCATGGTTAAGATAAAAGATACCACTATTTTCATCAAGAACATAATCATCACTTGTTAATTCAACATTGTTGATTTTAAAAGAATTAACAGCAGTTACAGGGTAAATGTTTGTTTCAAACAGATCACTTTTAAAATGTCTGAGTATTTCTTTTCGAGTCACCGGTTTAATTGCCAAACCAGTCAACTCAATAATCTCATCAACTTTCAAATCAATCCAATCTTGCAAAACAGAATCATCAGTTAATAATGATTCATCCACGCCTTGTAACTTTAATTTGTTTTTAAGGTCAGTAGGAGTAATTAAATCCAAAGTCAAATATAATTCCTCCTTTTTATAATAATAAATTAAAAATTTAAAAATGTAGAAAAGAAAAAGAAATATTTTTCAATCTATCTACATCTTATTTTTTTTTAACTTTCTGAATCCTGTTGGGAAGTATTTTATTGAGCATCTTCCAATGCTTTGAGACGTGCAAGGATAGTGCCTGCAGTTTCTTCATCACCAATAGCTTCTTCTAATGCTTCAACTTTAGTTGCAATAGTGGAATCACCAGCAACAGCAGCATCAATTTCATCAGAAAGAATATTAAATCTAGCTTTTTTATCAGTTTTTTCACTATCAGTTAAATCATTAAATTTAACCATATGGCTTCACTTCCTTTAAAAAAAATATTAAAAAGCAAAATCTTTATGAGTTAGATTTTGCATTTTTAGTGTAAGGTACAACAATAGTGTCCTGGTCATAGTGGATTTTAGCATCCGCTTTAGCAAGACCAACAACTTTGTAACCTAATTCATCAATATCGAATTGGTTTAAGACATCCATGTCTCTCATCATACCAAATACAACGTTGGAAGGTTCACCGATGAAAGCATATCTTAATTTGTCCACAGTAGCACCATTACCTTTTGGTAAACCAGTAGTGGAATCAAATTTCATACTGTCCCATCCGTGACGGGTGTTACGGAGGACATTGTCCTGTTTAACTTCCATACCCATAATCATAGGGATTTTACCATCTTTAAGAATGGTGTCACCATAATCAGATTCACGAGTTGCAATGTCCCTTACAACTTTACTGTACATTGCAGGAGGAACAATGATGTTAGCATTTTTCATGTTACCATCTTGTTCAACATAAAGTTCAGCAGCATTTAATAAACCTTCCAATGCATTATTGGAATAGGTTAATGGTGCAAAACCAGCTGCGTCATTTGTGGCATCTGCAGCAATAGCTTTTAACTGTGCAAGTAATCCATTAGTCATGGTGAAACCAGTACCTTCACCAGTTTGAGTAGCTACACTAGTGTCGGCGTAGATACCGTATCTTTCCATAGCAGGACCCATTTCAGTACCAAGAAGACCAATCCATTTAGATAAGAAATCTTCACCTTCAATGTTTTCATCAATGAAGTTCATAGGAATAATAGTTTTAGCTTGTAAAGGTTGAGCTAATAACTGTTTCCTTTTCATAATAGGTGCAGTTTCATTACTGGTTAAACCAGTACTTGCACCGGTGGAAGCGTTTCTTTGAGCATCGAAATCTAAGTCAATACCAAGGTCATCAATATCATGTTGTAATGATCTCATTTGGATTACACGAGATTGTTCTAAGAGTACTGGTTCATCAGTTACTCTTGTGAAGAAATCTTCAAAAGTTGGTTCAGCCCAACCAGGGTTAAGATCACCAGATGCACTGAATGCTGCATCAGCAAATTTCATATTAAAACTGTCTTGATTTAAAATTTTATCTTCAATAGTTGTTGACATAAAACATTAACTCCTTTTTCAGTTAATTTACATAAAAAAATGGTTTAAAATCCACATTTCTCCTCTTAAAGAAGATGGAGAATTGTAAATATTAAAAAAAATACTTTGATTTTAAAAAAATTAAAAAAAAATAACTTTTAGATATATTTTAAGTTTCTACCAAAAGAATCACGCTTTGGTTTAATAGTTGATTCTTTTTTCTTTTTCTGAGATTCTTGGAATTTTTTGAATTTAGATGGAATAGACTTTTCATTCAATTGTTTTACAATTTCATCATGAATTTTTTGATTCAATGATTTTTCATCAATCACTTCATCTTCAGTTTCTTTCTCATCTTCTTCAACAATTTCCTCTTCAGTTTCTTTGGTGGTTTCCATTGAGTCTGTTTCAGGTTCTTTTATACCATCTTCAGATTTAACTTCTTCCTCATTGGTTTCTTCAGTAGTAGATTCAGTTTCAATGACTTCCTCTTCTTCCTCTTCTTCAGTTAAATCTTTTTCCTCAACAGTTTCCCCATCTTCTTGAACTTCATTAGTGGCCTTGATTTCAGCAAGAATCTTATCAGCAACTTTTTCAGCAGCTTTAGTTCCTGCAGCTTCAGCAACACCTTCAATTTTAGGTTCAATATTTTCAAGAATACGAGGTTCAATTTCAGCGCCAAATTCATTCATCATATTTTTAACTAAATCTGTAATTTGAGCAACTTGTTCATCAGAAAAACCAGCAATAGCTTTCTCATCTTTCACTGGGTCTTCTGGAACTTCCTCAATTTTTTCTTCTTTATTTTCCATATTCTCACCATCATGTATCGCATGATAACATGCACCAGTCAAACAATTGCTGGCTACTAAATTCAGAGATTTATATTCAACAGTTCCATAAGTATCCCAATTCATCGGAATATAAGTGAGAGTGATCTCTTTCAAATCATAATCCGTAATTAGGATACCATCAGGAGTTCGTTGTTTGCGTGGGAATCCAGATATGCTGAAACCAAAGTTCATTCCTATGTCTAGGCGTTCTTTGATTCCACTTGCAAACTCTTTGAGTACACGAGCTTTTATCCAAAGCTCTTTATCTTTTACCCATGCTTCAACAATAGCTCCAATTCCACCTTCATAATGCCTATTATGGTCTCTGAATAGGTTGAGACCAGGAGCTTGTTGTGCTAATGATTCAAGTACTTCTTGTGATACTATCTCATTAGCATAATCTTTGTTGGTGGTTGAAGCAACTCCAATTATTGTTAAAGTACCATCATCATTTGATTCATAGGATTTAGCATCTAAGGGCAATCCATAGACTTTGTATGATGTGGTGGTTGTTGCAGTTGACATAACGCATCACAAAAAAAATTTTTTAAAAAGGTTTTGTTCTTCTCACTAATCTTTGAAAGTGATTATTTTTTTTAAAGAACATGCTGACTAAAACGAAAATTTTTTTTTATTCTCTTTATTATATAGGAAAAAATGAAAGTTAATTTCCTATATAATTGGAAAGAGAATAAAAAATACACAAATAGCAAAGTTTTGTCGAAATAGTTTTTTTTAGACGGAGGTTTTATCTTTTCGAGAAAGAAAAAAGGAAAAATGAAGAAAAGAATATTTTTTAATATAGAAACTTGAAAAACAGTTTTTTTTGGAGGATTATATATGCAGTACAAAAAAAGGATATTGGTGAAAAAAATATTTATCAATTATTTTTAGCGGTGATAAAATGAAAACAAAAAAATACAAATGTAATTGGAAAAGCACAGACGCGAAAAAATGTTTTTTTTATACCTTTTTTCCACCCACTTTTTTTTATTGCATATATTATTATTTTTATCCTTTTCTTTTTTTTCCTTTCTTTTTTTTATAGAGGTTGCATACTTCATAGACTGACGAACATGTCACGAAAAGAATTTAGACTAGTTTAGCCACTTGGTCTAGGTGGAGTCTTAAAATAGCGAAATGACTATGAAAAAAGAAATACTCTACGTTTTCTTTTACATTATTTTTTCCCCAGGAAAAAAAGAGGAACAAAATTTAATAAAAAAATAATGTTTTTATTCCTCATTTTTCTTTTCCAGGGAAAAAAATATCATGTCAGATATTTTTTCATATCGGAGATTAAAAAATATGGTAGATTAAACATGATCCTTTTTTTAAGAAAAAAAAATATGGGAAAGCAAAAAAAAGGAGATATTTTTATAATTGTTTTTTTCCTCTCCCATCCATTTTTTCCTTTTAAACTAACAGAAGAATTCTTTTTTTCACACCAATTTTTTCACAAATTTATACTTCACGTAGATTTTTTTTGTAGAAAAGAGGTAATTATAGGAAATTTTAAACCTAATATAATTACCATACGACTAAATTAAATAATTTAAGGAAAAAAGAATAAAAGAAAAAAATTTTTTCTTTTTCCTGAGATTCTTTTTCCCATGTTTTACCCTCATACTCTTTTTTTTTAGGAGGTCAAAAAGTTTATAGGGATAAAAAAACTCTATATGGATTTTGAATGAAAATTTTTTTCATGTTAAATAGTAGTAAAACTACAAGTAATAATATATCAAAAGTTTTATGGCATTGTAACAGTTTCTCTTTTATGCTTCCATTGGAGCAGTAGTCATTCTAGTCAAATCAACCACCACAGGAGTATCCTCAGGGAACCATAAAGGTTTCTCAACAACAGGACCATAACTGCAACGACAATTAGGATGAACCGGAAGAAGATTCATAGCTTCCTCTAATGAGTAAGGATTATTCTCTTCCAACTCAATACAATCATCACAAACATTACTATCACCAACAGTAATGATTTCAACCTGCTCAACACCATAATTACTATAAGCTTGAAGTGTACCAGTATTAACAGCCCTCGCATGCTCAGTACGTGCAATCATACGAGCACGAGCACGAGAACTAATCAACCGGACAACCTCACCTTCTTTATTTTTAATAGGTAAAGGTTTAATTCCTAAAGCAAGAATATCACGAGTAGTTTCATCCGCACCTTGACCTGCAGCAACAGCATTAAATAATGTCTCCTGAATACCTTCAAACAAAGTAGTATTCAAATCACGGATTAATTCAAAATTATACTGAGTCACATGATACAAAGCTTCACGGTCAGCAATAGTATAAACAACTTTCTTATGAAGATCACCATACCCCAGATGACTACCAACCTGATAAAACTTCCTAATCAAATCTTCACTATTATCAACATTCGAATTAATAATGGTTTGTAATTCTTCTCTAATACCACTATTCTTAAAAAACTCATCAATATCAGCTTGACGAGTTCTGAAAAACCTTTTAGCTTCATCAGTACCTAACCACTCACTAACAGTTAACATCTGATTATCCAAACCATTCAAAAGTTCACGGAGGTATTGTTGCTCACCTCTGGTTAACTTCTTCATATTGGGAATATGCAATTCACTTATATTAGGTATCATAGTTAGAACATCCAGTTTTCAAGTAATCCAGATTTATATAAATTATTCTTATATCTGCGACCGTTCTCTAAGCTTTTCATTCCAAGGTCTTCAGTTAAAATATCCAAGTTATTATTATTGATTGGGTAATCTCCCCAGTCTACTGGGTCCCATCCGTAATCTTTACGCACTTCATTAACTGTACGTATACCATCACGGACTTGCATGCCTTCAATGTTAGCACGTTTCAACTCATCCTCAATATCCATTTCGTTAAATTCAAACACTTCATTAAAACCATTACTGCCTAATGCTTTATTGAATGCTGCTTCATAAAACTTAGCTTTGGCATTCATCACATTTCTGAATTGTTCCTTTTGAGCTTCACCATTACCAGACCCAAGATTTGCAGTTTCAATAATCCCCACAATGCTTGGTGGAACACGGAACAATGATATTATCATATCTCTGCACATGTTCATCATATTAACATAATCCATATCCCTATTATTCAAGTTTGCAGATTGATATGTTGCTCCTTTGGTGATTAACATTCCACCTTGCTTCCGCACTTGTGCCTGAAGCATGGCTTGCAATCTGCTAATCTCCGCTGCAAACATATCATCATCCATATCATCAGGATAGGATAATAATGCTGTTGGATCAATACCTTCATTTTCCATTAGTTTCTGATTATACTCCAATCCAAGAAACATCATGAGTAATGGTTTCTGTATTTTTTCCAATTTACTGACACCGAATTTTGATTCTCGGAATTCAGTTGATGGTTCATAAATATGAATCAGTTCATCCGGTTCATAACGGATGTTAGGTTTGTTACGGAATCCATATTGTTCTGTATCATCAAACCAACGGAGTAAACTGGCTGGTACATATTGTAAACCATTGATGATCTGGTAATTATTATGGTCATAATCAAATTTTTCATAATTGATTTCAATAAAAGTATCTCCAACAAGTTCTTGACTGTTAACTATTTGTTTAATGAAAACTGGGAATGTTAATGATGATTCATTACTTTCAGGATGATTAAACAAATTAGTTAAATATCTTACATTGTTAATATTTGCTTGGAATTCATCAGGATTTTTTATCCGGAAACCATTCACCAGGAAAGTATCACTGATAGCGTTAACACATGCGTAGACATATGGATTATCTTGAGCTTCTCTGAAGAAACTATAATGCCCTGCAGTTTTATTAGCAATATTGAAAAGGAAACGGTAGTCACGAACATATTGTTGGAATAGACTATCCGAATATGGTTTTCGGATTACCGGCATAATTGCATTCCTGAATCTTGATTTTAAGTTCATTGTAAAATTGTTTAACATTATACATTTCTCCTATTTTTTAGAAGTAGATTACACCTAATGGTGTTACTGGTACAGTTTTTTCTCTTGGTCCATATAGTCCGCCTCTCCACATGTCGGGGCAGTGGTCGTTTATTTTTAGGGGTTTGTCTTCTCCGCGTTGTTGGGCTTTTTTATCCCAACTATAGGTTTGTGCTTGACTTATGCTGTTGGTGCAGTCTTGATGTATAAGGAATCTGTTATTGTTGAATAGGTCTTGTGTTTTCTTGATGTCCTCATATGTATCTGGGGCATAAGTCTTGACTTTCAATTTTAACCGACTATCTTTTTGACAAGCGGTCTTTAAACTTGCTGCATCATGAGGTAGGAATAATGTACTGTTCTCATTTAACTCGTACTTATCCTGTAAAACTATGATATCATCAACACGCTCACTATCAGACTGGGTTACACCAATGTCTTCAGCGTCATAGTAGGTTTCCTCAAGGAGATAATATTTGTTCCCTTGATTGATGTCTCTGTGAATACCCATAACACCAAAAGTAGTCACAGTTGAAACACCATAATCACAGCAGATGTTGATTTCATGGAGTTGTTGATCTGTTGGGAATTCATTCTTCAGATAATTCCAACTAAACACATTCTGAGTAGTGTCAAAGCTATCATAAATAGCTCCTTCAGCTATTACCCATTCACCCAAAATATTCCGTTTATAAAATACTTCAGATTTCTGGTTAACACGCTTCAACTCTTCAACATACTCGGCCGGTAAATTCGGATTATCATCCAACAAGAACTTCCAAGTCTTAACAGTACCGGCCTGCAATAATTCATGATTGTTAATGTAATTAGTGAAAATATAATGATAAGGCGAATCAGGGTTAGTGTTCCAGAACATCTTAGCCCCAACATCACTGCAACGACTGATGGCCATGTCTACCGCAGATTTAGGACACCTTGCAATCTCATCCGCAAGCCATCCACCAACACTCATACCGGCAATAACATCAACAGCTTTCTCATCATTGAACCCCATACAGTAACAGGTCTTACCATCAATGATTAATTCACCATCATGAGCACGGAAATCATAAGGTATATCCTCAGTATTCATCATTGCCATTAAAGGTTTCAAAACATTACGTTTCAATGATTGTGATGTTTTACCAGATATGAGGAATTCATCAGATTTGGATTCTGCAAGAAAAGTTAACCATCTGGCATTACATGTAATAGTTTTACCTGACCTTACTGATCCGAATGCAATGTTAATCCAAGCATCACTATTGCGGAAGAAATCTACTGCGGTACGACCAAACTCACCATATTCAAAATATGTTTTAGTCTCCTTCATCTTCTCGCCTGTGCTTATCTTCACTTGATTTTATAGCATCAGCAAGACCTGATAAACCTTTGTGATTAACATCAGCTTCAATTTTTTCTTTCTTACCATACATGTCAGGATGTCTTCTTTCTAACATCCATGCTGCTGCTTGCCAATGTTCCATACTAGCTGAAACAATGACTTGTTCAAAATTGAATAATGCTTTCTTTTTGGATGTTTCAACACATTCTTTGAATTTGACAAATTTAGTTTTAGTCTTTGCTTCCTCTGCTCTATGAATCCAATTATAATAAGTTTTTTCAGTTATTCCAACATGCCCACAAGCACCTAATATGCTCGCTCCATTTTCTAAAGCTTTACAAAACTCTTCTTGCAATTGTGGAGTTAATTTAGTCTTTGCCATAAGGAATAACCTCCCTTTTTTTATATACTATAAAATCCTATAAAAGAATAAAAAAAAATTATTCAATTTTATCAAGAATATTATACCTGATGTGCTCTGCAATAGCTTTCATCAGGTTGGGTGGTACACTATTTCCAATTCTTTCTTTGATTTGATTATCCGAACCTATCCACTTGAAAGTGTTAGGAGGATAAGTGAAAGATTGAAGTATACTGAGTTCCTGCACATCAAGTTCCCTATTTTCTTTGTAATGGACCAATTGTGGTTTTCGTGTGATTGTTGGACATGGTCTATTGGGTCTTACCCTATTAAATATCCCGAGTCTTTGTTGGAAAATGTGGTAACTCACCGGATTTTTGACCTGGTCTCAAGTAATGTGCATATCTTGTAATACTTGAATTATTAGGTTTAATTTTATTTTCCAAATGTCCAATTGCTTCACGAACAGTGATTGGTTTGCTTGTTGGTTTAGGATGACTTGCCGGTATGCCTAAATCCTTCCTAACTCCAATAAAAATCATCCTTTGCCTTGAAGTAGGACAATTATAATATTGTGCATTCATTAATTTTGCACGAACATCATAACCTGATGCTTTTAATTGGGTTAATATGTCTTTGAATATGATTTTCATATTACCTTTAATCATTCCAGAGACATTCTCCATTACGAATGTCTTAGGGTATAAACCACGAAGTAATCGAACATATTCATGGTACAATTGATTTTTTGTATCGCAGAAATCTCTAGCTCCTGCGGTACTGAACCCTTGACATGGTGGTGAACCATCAAACAGATCAAGTTCTCCAGGTATTAGTCCAGTTGTTTCCAGTACTTTTTCAACACTTAACTTATGAATGTCACCATAGTATACTGGTGTTTTTGGGAAGTTTTTTTGATATGTTGCAACTGCATGTGTATCTATTTCAACTGCTAACAATACTTCATATCCGGCTAACTTGTAACCGTAACTTGACCCTCCGCATCCGCTAAATGTTGATATGACTTTTGGTTTATGGTTATGAGTAGTCCTCTTTTGGGAGTTCATAGCCACACCTTGGACAAGTAATGGTTTCAATACTATCTGCTATGGATTCATCATATTCCGGTTCTTCTTCAGGTATTATCATTGATGAATCTAATGTTACTTCTTCATCTTCTTGTGCAAGTGTGTCATTGTTTAACTTGTTGTTTAATCCTGTGAAGCCGGTTATTTCAGAGTTGTCGAATCCGGTTAAACCCATTTGGTTAAATCCTGATTCTTGTAAGTCATTGAAGACTTGGTGTAATTTTTCTTCATTCCAGTCTCCACTTACACGATTCAGTACTAGGTTTAATGCTTTTTCCATATCTTCAGAGTCTAATGTTTTGTCATTGTCTGGGAATACCCATCCGTAACTTTCATTTAATCTGAGTAGGTTTAGCTCTGCATATAAATCATTATCTAATAAGTGTTCATCGAATATTACATCGAATCTTTGATGTCCTCCGATGATACGATTATTGGATAGGTTGATTAGTATTGGTTCTACTATTCCAAAGTTGTCAATACTGTTTTTTAATTTGGTTTTTTCTTCTGGACTGATTTGTCTAGGGTTGTAATCTGCTGGTACTATGTCGGTTAGTTTTATTTTTTCGATTTTCACTTTTATTCACTTTCCTAACGCTTTTTATACCAAACCCTAAATATCATTTATATAATTTAAATGAACGTGAAAAAAATATAATATAAAATAATAAAATTTGGGATGTTTTTTTTATAATCCCCAAAATTTCAATATTACTGTTACTACAAGTGTAACAATTGGTGTTCCTACACTAAAGATAGTTAACATAGTGTTACGGAAACTATTAACACTACTTTTAAAATCAGTGAATCCTAATTTTAATGCAGTAATTTCATTTTTCAATCCTTCAATTTCATTGTCATTAGCTTCTCTTTCTTCTTGAGATTTTTTTAATAAAATTTTTAATTCTGTGACTTCGGTAAGCAATTTTATTTGAGTCTCCCTATCACGTATCAATTCCTTATTGATACTGTATATATCATCTTTTTTTCCATCGACTCTTGCACTTAATTCAGCATTTTCAGCTTTCAAGTCTATGATTTCTTTTTCAAGAGATGTTATTTTTTCTTGTTGTATGCAGGGAATATTTTCATGACTTGGTGTCATCTTTATCACCATTTATGTTTTCATATTCTCCTGCAGGGTCAATGTCTTCTATAATGTTTTCATCATCATTATAGTTGTTTTTAGCATTCATCGTCTTCACCAACTATTTCATCTTCAATTACTTCAGGTTCAATTTCGATAGTTGGATCATCATCTTCAATTTTGGTTTCGATTATTTCTGGAGTTTCATCTTCAGTATTGTCATCTTCAATTTCTTTATCAAATATTGATAATATTTTTTTGAAGTGTGTCCATCTGTAATCATTTTTGAAGTATGAATCTAATACTGAATATATAAATCCTAAAACTATACCAAGATATCCTGCAAGTTCTACTTCATTGACTGGTAAGTTAATTCCTTTTGCTGCAAGCATTGCCAGGGTTTTTCCTGCGAACATGATTAGTAGGAATTTTCCTATTGTGGTTCCATTACCTTTAATATTTGCCATAATTATTTTCCCTCCTAAATAAATAGAGTTGAATCTTTTTTTTATTATCTTTAAAAAAGAATAAGAAAATGGATTTAAATGTGGAAATAATGAATCTTTTTAAGAAAAAAAATTAATTTTTTATAATATTAGTATACCGTAGGGAAGGTCGAGTCTTTGCCCAGCTGTGTATGCTATACTTGCCCTTGTGATTAATCCACATTTAGTACAGTATTCATATGATCTGTCTTCACTCAATTTGATTGTGAGTGTTTGACATTCTGGGCATTTTTCAATATTCTCATAAAATTCTTCGTCTTCCTCGCACATATCTAATCTAAAAAAAAACTGAAAAAATATTTTATCCTTTTCTATATTAGTAAGATGTGCCGTAGTGGAAACATAAAAAAAAGAGGAAAAAGGAAAAAAATATCAAGACTAGTCCTGACTAGAAAATAATATATATTTATATACTAGTTAATATAGAAAATATATCAACTAAAAACTTTTTTTGTTTCTTTTTTAAAAAAAGAAAAAGTGACAAAAATTAAAACCAATCATCATCATTCTTAGACGGAACAATCTTAATTTTAACACAATCCTCAAAATAACCAATCTCCAACTTAAAAACCATAGTAAACATCGAAGTCATATTAATAACCAACTCATCAGTCACCAAACCATCCTTAAAGAAATTATAGAAACTTGGCCTTCCCTCTATCTCTAACCTGCCATCAGGATAAACAATCAAAGCATCAGGAAACAACATCTGCAAAAGAATATGACACTTCTCACCAGTATCCTTCTTTAAAAACTCAACATAACCATCATTACGATTACCCTCAATCTCTTTACAAGTTATTTTAATCATAATACGCACGCTCCCACTCAAAAAAATAAAAAAACCTTTTATTCACTTTAACACGATGAACAACATCATCTACTAAAGTAAAAACTAAACAATCCTCATAAACATCCAATCGTTTTAATGTATTCAAAGGAAATGAAATATCTTTCCTTTTTTTACCAACATTTTCACCAAACCTGTTTTTAACAACTTCCCATTCATTACATGAAACAGTTAAATCAGCAAAATACACTACATTGGTTTGACTGAAGAACTCTGTTAAACTATTTATCAAACTGGTAACTTCATTGTTAACAACAGGACCATGCATATACAACATTGGTGGAGTTAAAGTAACATTATCTGCGGTTATCATCTTTTACCCTCTCTCACTAATACTTCATGGTCACTTTTACCGTATTCTCTGGGTACAATAGGGCATCTTTCCATGAATCCTAATGTTAATCTGCATAATATTATTTCAAAAACATGATCTGTTAATCCATATTCTTTGCAGACTTTCCAATTTGTGACTTTGGTTCTGCTGTCTTCAACTTTTTTCACAAAGAAAATAAATGCTAATATTATTGTTTCTTCGCTTGCTTGTTTATGCAGTTCTTTAAATCTGTTGTTGAAATCATAGATTAAATCTTTAACTAATCTGTATTGATTTGGAGTTAATGTTAATGGTTTGGATTCGTATAATAATTCATCCAATAATAAATAACGGTTTTTCAATTTCCGGTTTTGTTTCATTTTCCTATTTCTTTCTCGACTTCTTCTTTCACCTTTAACATAATTATTATCATAAGATGGGTTGTTTTCATATAAGTCTAATAGGAATTCTATTCCACGGTCTCCCATGTTCTGTTTTCCCTCCTTTTTAATCTATTTTTTGTATTTTCCATATTTTATTGTCTGTATCAAGTTTGCTTTGATATAAATCCATGTTGTCATTGCATTTTGTGGAGTGTGCTGCACATGCATAGATAGCGTTTGTTACTTTGAATCTTGCTGAGTTTGAACGTGGTGGACTCATTAGCTTATAATGTATATTGCTACTAGTGTGTAAACTTCCGTATGCTATGTCTCTTGCAGTTCCACTTGCAAAATAATCGCTTGTTATTTCAATAATGCCTAAATTAAATTCAACAGAATACATTTTGTCCTGATATATGATTAGTAATTCCCAATCTACACCATCAATTCCATTGAAATCTTGGATGAAATTGTATTTTCTAAGGTAACTGTTTAATGATGGGATTAAATTTTTATGTAAATATTTAAAGAATGTATCTTTATCATCCATTGCAGGTGCTTTAAAAGTTTTCAATAATTCAAATAAACTATATACTCCACTGAAAGCTATAAGGAATTCATCTTCATCACTTGGAGGATTAAAGTGTATTATATTAAATTTTTTTATTAATATTTTTGAAGAGTTTTCATCCAGTATCATATTATCAGAGGTGACTCTTTTATCTGAACCTACAGTTATTCCGTTTTTATCTTTAACTGCAACTATAATAGTCATAAATATAACCTCCTATTTTATTTTAGGTTTAATTGTGACCTTATTCTATTGTTTAACATGTTTTTGAGCTCTATTGCTAATTGTTTGCAATCTTTTTCATTGAATATTTCATTTGGATATATATGTATGAATGGAGCATCGAAACATTCTAATTCTTGTATGGGGCCATCATTATCTTTTATATCAACACGTATATCATTATAAATGTCATTTATTAGTTTTTCTCCATCTAATTTTAAAGTTACACTTTCATTGGTTATGTTTTTAACATCTATGTATTCTTTTATCTTTGCTGAATCTAAATACACCATTTTTATAACTCTCCTATGCAGCGTCTTATTTTGCAAGAACTCCAAGTTTAACATAATCATCCTTAAGATGTGGATTTTCATCCACAACTTCCCGGATAATTCTTTTCACTTCATCTTTGTCAGCACATCGATAACTGTCCCAGCAGGTGCTAACATACATAATACTTTATCATATAACATTATGAATCATCTACAACTTCAAATCTGTAATAGTAAATTCGGTCAAAATTATCTAATCTTGGATAAATTTTTAGTAATGCTTCTTTTAACTCATTTAAATTATCATATCCTTCAAGCCTTGCATCTTCTTCATTTAAGTATTTGAATTGTTTATATCCAGCATCCGTAATCTTTATCAATAATTCATTATTTGTTCCTGGAAATATCGCTTTTACAATTTCATCAACATTTAATCTTTTATTGTTTTTACGGATTGTTTGAGTTTTAATTCCATCACTTATTGGTTGATAGTATTCTTTGTTGAATTTGATTAAGTTTAACATTTTTAATGTCCTCTCCTTTTTTTAAAGTGTTGGCAGATTGGGTCATTGAATTTTAATTTGAGTGTTGGTGGAGCATTAGCTGGTGGTTCTTCACCCTCTGCCAAAGGTTCGGGTTGGTATATTTCATCAACTTTGCTGCAGTAATGGAAGAAATTTCCTTGTTGATCTGTTTCACTTCTTGTGTAGTATTCACATTTTCCACAAATATTTACCATTTATTTTCCCCCTTTTTTACATCCTGGCCGTCCAATTGATTTAATGTTACAAATGTTTCTTTTTTATCTGTTTTTAATTCTACAAGTTCCTCTTCAGTCATAGTGAAGAGTTCTAAGTAAAAGTTAATATAAGATTTTGCTTTAAGCAAATCTTTCACTGGGTTTTCTTTGTGTTCTGCACGAACAACATATTTGAGGATATTTCCTTTAAGAAATCCTATATACTCTTCTTCACTTATTAAGCCTTGTTTCATTGCACCTATTGGTGATAATCCATTACCTGCATAGTAATCTGGTTCATTCATTATATGTTCCTCCATATGTTTAATTGAATAATTAAGAGCATCCAGTAAATGGTCTTCATTTACTGGTGGGTAAGGTATGCATCTGCAACGCCCCACTGGTTCAAATGATAATCCGCTGAATTTATCTATCATTTTTTAGATTGCCCCTAATTCAATTACATCTTCCTTATTAATAATAGAATATTCTAAGATGTTTTCAATCTTGAAAAATACATGAGTATTGTTCTTATAAATAATTTCCAGTAAATCATCTGTGAAATTAATCTTATCCAATTGGTCTAAATTGAATATACTGTTAGCATCACGATAATCTAATTGTAAGCTTAAAACATAATCTTTTGGATTTTCTAAGTTAGTAATTATTTTTTTTAGTTCTTCTCCAATATCGGAAGAATTTAAAAAATCAACTTTAATATTTACCATAATTATTCATACTTCCTTTTTAATTCTTTTTCATCTTTTTTTTGGACAATATTGTTCCTTTGCTGTTTTGATAATGACTATTTAATCCACTACTACCATAAGGCCGGTTTACTGGACTGGTTAGTGTGTGGAATACTATTTGTGCTATTGGCATATCTTTCTGTAATCTGAATGGTTCATCACTGAGGTTTGCCATTTCCAATGTGATGTTTCCATGAAAGCCAGCATCAATGTATCCTGCTGTTACATGTGCAGTTATTCCAAGACGGCCAAGGCTGCTTTTACCATCAACTACTGCAACAAGATCATCAGGTATTACAACATATTCTCTTGTACTTCCAAGTATGAAATCACCTGGTTCCAAAACAAGATAACTGTATGGTTTTAGATTATATTGTTGGCCTTGAATTGTTTTCAATTCTTCAGATAGATGTAAATCAATACTGCACGGTTGAATGTCATTATCATCTAAGGGTTCTATGATTAAATCTTTCTGTAATCGTATTCTTTCGAGAATTGTTTTATCAGATAATATGCTCATTTTTTCTTCCTCTTTCTTTTTATTGCTCTCATCACTATGCCTGCAGTTTTACTTCCAATTCCTTTAATTTCTTGTAATTTATTATTATTTAAATTTAAAAGGTCATCTAAGTCATAAACATCAAGAGCATTTACAATTAATTCTGCCGTATCATCACCAATGTGCTTAACGCCCATTAAATAGTTGAATGCAGGATTATCTGTTTTTTGAGGTAATCTTTTCACAACACGTTTGTTATCTAAGCATTTCCTTGCTTGTATTCTCATGAACATGATTGCTTGATGTTCTGTACTGGCTTCAATAACTGTGGTGTATGTGTTTAACCTTGCGATTGCTCCTTTGTATTGTTGCCATGTGAATTCTGGCCATTCTGCATCATGGAATTGGTCATATAATTCTTTTTCGCTTGCAACAATTATTACAAAATGATAAGGGAAAGTTTTTGTTTGGTCGATTGCTTGGTTGAACACTCTTGATTCTTTAACTGATTTAATGAAATCTTCTAATGTCTTATACTCGAATACTACTTGATTATTGAAGATATAATCACCAATGAGCAGTTCTTTTATTTGGACATTATCTCCTTGGTTTTTGTAGTATTGTTTTGCTTTTTCTAATCGTGGAGTGTTTTCACGATGATCCATTAGAATGTTAAAGTTTTTTATTTTCATCTGCATACTCCTGTAATTCTTTCATAAATTGTTCATGACGATATTTTCGCATTTGCTCTTCCAGATTATAACCAAATAGTTCATAAGCTATAAAAAACCCTATTAAGATTGATGTTAATGATATGATTACTGTTTCAATGTATCCAATAAGTATTATCATATTTATTCCTCTTCAAGACGGGGTGCAAGCAAGTATTCTAAACAACCATCTCCGGTGATTAATGTGAAATTAATCTTTAATGGCATATCGTTACCAAGATAGATGTTGCATTGTTCGCTGAATTTATGTGCTTTCATGATTTCCTGTAGTTTTGGTATGCTGAAACTTGATTTAACTACTTGAAGTATGTTTTCTCCGTGCAGGTATTCTGTTTCTGCTTCTCCTTTTTGACCGGAGGTTTTTACTTTGAAGTAGTTTTCATCAACAATGAAATCTAATTTGTCACTGAAGAATCCCATATCATCAATGTAATTTTTCAAGAGTGTACTTGGTATTGTTATTTTAGTTGGAAGGTCAATATTTGGAGGGGTTGGATTATCATACTCCATATCAATGAAAGGTAATTTGAATTTCCTTCTAGCATCACCATCAAAAGTAATTAATATACTACTCTCATCTACACTAAGTTTCAAAATATCATCATTTTTGCACTTTTTCAGTATAGTATTGAAATCATCACAATCAATAGCCATCTTCTCAGGAACATCACACTCATACTCATCAAACAAAGTCTTATCTAAATCCAAAGTAACAAAAGTTATATGACTACTGTCCAATGCTCTTAAATGCATTCCTTCACTATCTGCAGTTAATGTAATTTCATCAACGATTTTACTAATACTTTCAAAAGAATTTTTTATTACACTATTATTGCTTAACTCTACTTTAAAGGCCATTTTTCCAGCTCCTCAATACTTGTTATAACATGATCCACATCATTATCTGTTAATTGTGCTGCGCTAATACTATCCAAACTAATTATCATATCCTCTGTTACAATGGATTCTTTTTTTAGATCAACATTTTTGTCGGGTCCTATGAAATATGATGGTCGTGAGGATTTAGGTATTAGTTCAACAGTTTTGTTCTCTTTTTTTGCTTTGAATAGCAATTGACTGAGTAAATTATAATCCATTGTTTATTCCACCTTTTTCTCTATTATCAGTAGTTGTGAATAGGTATCCTGTTTTGATTATTGTTGAATCGGTCATATGGTCTTCAGCATAGTGTTTAACTATGTCTAAAAAATTATTAAAAGTAGATTCCGATACATGTCCTCCACAATTAACTTCTAATAATACTTTTTTAAAGCTCATAATAAATCCCCATTATATTCACCAAGTTTTTTTAATTTTAGTTTTAATTCAAAATTTTCTTTTTCAAAATTATGAATATAATCACTTGCTTTGTCAGGTGATCTGCATAGTTCAGTGATTTCTTTTTCAATATCAGTATAATCCAGATTCATACTTTTCCATGTTAATTCTGTTAATTTCATAGTTAATACACGATTTTCCATTCTTAAATGTCTATTTACTGCTTTTAATTCTATGCTGCGGATTAAATCGTTTTGTGTTCTTTTTGCCTCTATTTCCAGCATGTTTAGGATGCCACATATTTCTTCTAATGAGTATGTTTTGTCTGTGAATCTGTTTTTGATTTTATCATCTTCAACGTGATATTGGTTCATTCTAATTCAACTCCCAATTCCTTTGCAATATCCATAATACTTGCTCTTAATAGATTATATGCTTCATATACTATTATATCATCTATATTTTTATTCATCTGTTGTATTGCATAATTGTAATGTTTTTTCAATTGTTCAGCAGTATCTAAACGATACTGAGTATCTCCATCCATAACTTCTTTGAGTAAATCACTTCTATCATGTAATCTGTTAAATTCATTGCACACTTCCTTTGCCTGAGAATATGTTTCAATCCAAATAGGTTCCAGGATATTTAGATTATCATGAATATGCTCATCATCAATGTAAAATCTATTTTTAGTCATCGTTTAACTCCATTTTTTTTAAAGATTCAAAAAGAGTATCAATTAAAAAATCAGCGAAATTTGCAACTAACAATTTTTCAGAACGAGTTAAATCATCATGAAAATTAGTATACCATACGTATTTCTGATAAATAACTTCATTCACATTATCTTCACTCAAACCATTTAATAACAGATTATTTAATGATGCAATCCTATTTTTAGAAAATTCATTTTCATTATTTAAATTATTCATTTCATCAATCATTTCAAAAACATTCAAACCATCTTCTTTCTCATTATCCCAAACTGGATTGAGGACATGAAACTTTTTAATATTTTTATTTAACCTATTCTCAAATCGTTTTCGAGTCATTCAAATATCTCCTTTCGCAATTCCTCGATTTCATCTTCATAATATAATGCTCTATCAACTTCATCACTTGTTACCCATAAACACTCTGATTTTGCTTCAAATAATTCCTTTTTTAGAGATTGGTTTTCTTCTTTAAGTTTCATTATTTGTGTTTCCAAGTCAGTGATGTTGTCTGATTGTTTTAATACCTGATTCTCTTCAATTATCTCATTTACATAATCAATAAATTCCTGCATACTTTCACGGGCATGTTTACCACAGGCACTAAAAACTCCATGAGTACGGCTATTGTCAATGTCTTTAATAACAAACTCACATAAGTTACCTAAACCTATTATATGGAATTCAGTCATTTTATCACATCATTAAATGTAGGGTCTTCATTTAACTGTTTCATCTCATCCTCAATATCTATACTATTGTCATAGGCTTCATGGATGTAGTTTTTTTCTGATTCATATAATCGTTTTTTCAATTCATAATTCTCTTTCTGCAATCCAATATTATCCTCTATGACTTTTTTATTCAGTTTAGATAAATTATTTAACCTATCCACAACCATTGTAGGAGTTATAATATGATTATCACTCCCTAATCGGATATGATGTAATGTGAAATTACCCCATTCTCCATCTAAGAAATATTCATCATTATATCGGAGTATTTCATCCAAACTCATTTCCTTTCTTCTTAGTATCATAACTTCTTCAGTTAAATCGTTTAATTTATCACATAATGCTGGTGCAGCAGAAAAAGGATGGCAGCCTAAATCATTATAGATACAGACTGCATCGGTTCTTTTAGATTCAAAATTATCAACAATATGACACATGTTGGTTTGTGGATCAACTTTTAATTCAAATGGTTTCATTTCATCAATTCCTCCAAATAGATTACCTTGACACCATATGCTTTGGCAATCTCATGCTCTAATTTACAGCCTCTTGCATTCTCCCAACCGAAACCCATAGCAAGAACATCTGCTTTACTCATGAAAAATATTGACTCGCTGAAACATTCCAATTCAGATTTCTTTTCAGGATTTTCAACAATGGAAGATATTATTTCACATGTCATATGGTCATACATGTCAAATATTACATCTACCATTTCTTTTTCTTCTTTTTCAATTTCTTCTCTTGTTTTTCCTTTCATTGGTCTTGAAAGCATTATTTTTATTTTTTCAGTCATTCATAATCAATTCCTTTTTTAATTCTTCTAACGCTTCTATTCTACCATTCAAATAATCTTCGTAAGTCATTTCATAGTCTTGTTTATCTTTTTCAAGACTTTTATCAATCACTTCAAATACTTTCTGCATTAGTTTTTCACATTCCACTTCTACTGCAACTTCCTTATCATCTACTTTGGCTTTGAGTTCCTTGTTTTCTTTTTTAATCCCTTGATATTTCTTTTTTAATTCCATAAAACTGTCTAATAATTTAGAATATTCTTTATTTTTAAATTCTCCATCTATTTTGAATCCTTTATTTTCTTCTTCTAACTCATTTATCTCTTTAATAAATAATTCCATTTCATCTGCATTATTCACATAAAAACTATCAATTCCATTACAGAAATAAGGTTCTTCATTATATCCATTTTCATTATCAATATCAAATGTAAATCTTTTTTCAGTCAATTCTCAATCTCCTTTAATTTATTTTTATCCCAATTATTTTTGTTCAAAAATTCAACAACCCTTTCTGCTTCTTCTAATGTATCATAACTTCCGAAATAAGTTCTGAAATTATGAACAACACGATTAATAGTATATTTTTTAGATTTTTTATTGTAATGTATCCATCGTGGATTTTTATGCCGAA